GCCTTATACAAAAAAACCAGTGTTTTTCGCACATATTACCCAAAAACACAGCAAAAAACCCTCTTAAAGATCTTCTTTTTGGCCACGAAAAAGTTCTGCGAGAGGCATATTTGCCCTACCTTGTATATTTCATAGGGTAAAAAAGTGATGCGTGGCTACGCTTGTCCGCAATTTAACCACTCTTTGATTAAAAATGTGGCCACAAGTCTACTTTTGTCCGCAATTCTGGTGTAAAACACCAATGTTTTTGCAAAAAGGCATGTTTTGCCCCCACGAAAGTATCCACTTCTACGAAGCGACCTGTGGCCATAGGGTTCCTACCATGTATCCGTTAGCCAAATGGATCATCATGCATTGATGTTTACCCATACTCCTAGGGTAAAAAAGGTACTACGTAGTTTTAGTCAAACTGTTGATGATCTTCTCTACGTCTTTTTCAAGCTTTACCAGCAAGCCAAAGGTATGATTGTCGTAAGACTTTACAACAATGGCCATTAGATAGTGCATATCACAAACATCTGAAGGACCCCAACACGGAATCGAACCGTGTATTACCCTGATAACCTCAGGTTTCCTAACCTTTAGAAGATGGGGTCTCACTCTCGGGGCACTTTAGCTTTGGCCGAAAATCAGGCCACTGATTTCAAAAGGTCGGTCCAGAGATTTCTTGTCACGAAACGTGAAAGACCCGTCTTTGTGGGTTACTTTTTCCTGCGTAAAACGACGCAACTCAGTAAACAACTGGTCACGAATCTCTGTGGTGTGATGTTCCCATATTCTCCATGCGGCAGCCCGCAAGTTAGAAACAGAGGTAAAGCTCTGAATTACACGCCGTGGGTTTGTGATTGTAAATTTCAAGGTTTTCTCCGAAAAAGAGTAAGTGTCACCTAGCACATAGGCTAGATTCAATGCAGGCCATTATCAAGTGGTTTGTTCTGGATGGCTTAATCTGCACTGAATCAAGACTACGTCTTGCAAAACCCCATCGTAAATGGCGTCTGTGATTTTGGCACAAAGTGCTTTCTTTAACATATATCATGTGCGTAATATATGCACTATGTGCAAAAGAAAAGACGGGGAATAAATTCCCCGTCTCTCGTTCCCGTTTACAATTTTCCGACGAAGTTGGCTAATTTCCGGTCGTAAGACCGGCCAACGCTGGTGGCAATGGTCGCTCAATTGGTCCAGCAGAACGATCCTTAGTACGGAATGTCCGTCCGTAGACTTCTTTCATACGGGCCTTTTCCTTCGGAACGTCAATATCGATGTCAGCCTCCATGAAGATATCTGAGAGCGTACTGGTAAACGGTGCCCCCTTCATTGCAGAGAACTTCACTTCATCTGATCCACTGAAGAATGCAGCGACCACAGCTTTCTTCAGTTTGTCTGTAACATCGACGGCATGTTCCGTAATACCATCACTATCAATTACAGGAATTACAACCCCTTCAAAGAGTTCAGTAAATTCTGCCGCAATCTCACTCTTTAACTGATTACGAGAATCAGTAAGTAGCGACATAAACTTGGGATCGTCAGAACGATAGCCCAAGAGTCCCGCGATCTGCTTTGGCTGGTATCCAGCTTGAGCCAAAGCACAAACAGTCTTTTCAGGACTAACCGCCCAAGCTTTGGCAATCAGTACTTTGTCGTCCGGCGGATTTTCAACCCCTTCCAACTCATTTGCTTCGCGAACAAATGGCTGTGAAGAGATTCCACGTGCGGCAATAGGATTTGCCACCGTAGAAACTTTACGGGTTGAAACGGCCCGCGTAATTGGACCGAATCGAATTGTCAAGAATAGTCTCCTAAACAAAATTTTGAAACACACGAACTGAAGAAACAGAGAGAACTAGAACAATCCACTTCTCACTCAATAGGCTTCCGGGAGCGGGTTTGTCTCAAAAGCCCGCAAGAATTTTCCAAAATACTTTGGTACAGAATTTGCAAGTAGGCTCCGCCTATGAACATGTGTACACCCTGTTCACCCTCGCGGACATACGTATCCGCTCAACCGGACTCTTTCTAAGTCCGAAAAAGAGGGGCGTCTTTCGACACCCCTCGGAAACACAGTCTACACAACAATCATCCTTCCGTCTTCATTTTCCTTATACTCGCCATGATGGCGAGCAAGCTTCCGGTCGCAGGCATTGCGTAGAGCTCGACAGAGAATATGCTCTGCTTCATTCATAGCCCTGCTGGGATTTGTTGCCCAGTTTCTCCAGTACAAAAGGTTTTGAAGAGTTCCATTTTGGATCTCTTTAGTTGCTTGAATAATGCGAAGTTTAACTTCGGAAATGATCATTAGAAAGTTCCTTTAAGGAGTTTCGCAAAGCGAAGTAAAAGAGGGACCGCACAACGCGGCCCCTAGAAAGGTGATGTTAGTAAAGTGCCGCACCCCCAGCGGCATATTGGGCGGTTTGCAAGAACATACACCTTGGCCGGTAGTTATCCGGCGAAGGAATATAATCTTAGAACCGATGCAGATCGGCTAGTAACCAGCTTTCTCAAGTTTGTCGGCAGACTTCATGAAGGTTGCAAGGATCTTATCCGTGTATCCCTGCTTGATTTCCCCGTGGACGAAGAACTTGTCAGCTTTCTCGGGTTCGATACCGAAGAAAACGAAAAGTCTTTCGTACATACCATAGCTGGCGTGGTCGATTGCATCCTCGAACAAGCGAATATCACTTGGTTCAAATTTGCACAACTCGGCCCACTTCCGAGAACGGTACTCTTTCTGAGTCTCGCCGATTAGACCCAGTCTCGGCGGCATATCATCCAGAACAAAATTCCGTGACATAAGCTGTTGGATTGCGGCAGTTGATACACAGCCACAACATTCACCATCGATATTTTCACCGGCGGTAAATGTCTCGAATTTAAGAATACCGAGATTTTCCAACCCCTTCACCATCATACGGATGGCGTTTGAAGGTTTGAGAACAATAGATCGAATTGTCATGAGCATTTCTCCAAAACTTTCTAAGAAAAACGGAAGGGGCAGAACAGTCCACCCCTTCCCACGACCGCAGGTCGTCTAATCTTCGCCAATATTTTTGGCCATTTCAATAACCGGTGTCCAATGTCGCCAGAATGTTGCACGACTAATCGGATTCACGCTTTCCTTGCAAAGCGTTTCCCACACTTCATCCGGAGTTTCCACCCATTCACGAAGCGAAATTTCTACCATTCGCTTCTGTAGCGGGCTACACTTTACTGCCACCTCATCCTCCCACATGATCGGCACCATAAGGTTTGGATCATCTGCCGAATCTACGTGTGTTTTCCTTCCATTGACGTAAGTGTGGGAAATTTCCGTCATACCCTTCGGCAATTCAGTATTATGGCCGAATTCCAGTTGCATGAACCGGAAAGCAGCAGCACCGAAAGCACCGATGACACAATTATCCAGACCGGAACTCAGGGAGGACTTTACACGACGAATCGTGATAATGTTCTCATCCTGAAACAGATCACACACATGGTCTGCTGTTCGTGCCGGGAACAGGCAGAATTGCCATTCATTCGGCGAACAGGTTCCTTCGGTTCCTTGATTGTGGGAAACCACCTCCTCAAGTAAGTCGCTCTCAGTTTGATCCATGTATGAAGCGAACCGTAGTTCCTCCCCAGACATTGAATCATAGGCTGAGAAACTACGCCAAACCCTTTCAGCCTTAAGGCTTCGAGAATCCAGCCTAATTTCCTCACCAATTCCCCACGGAACCATTAACCGAAGGTTGTCGGTCGCCCCATGAAGAATTGCAAGGGCGGTTTCCTGAATTACTTCAGCTTCCGCCCACATACGTTGTGACGTATTGGTTTGCCACTTGGTACGAACGTGATCACCCTCCCTGAACTCTTTCTTGCGACGTTTCTTAGCTTTTCCCAAAGCTGAGATCATCATTCCAGAGAGAATCTGCCCGAATGTTCCGCAGAGAATCAGGCCCAGCAAATCCGGAGCCACTCGAAAGCGGAGCAGTTGCTCCGCAATAGAGAGTACAGTACCGCCGTGCAAGTTATCCCCGATTCTCGGATCTGAGAAATCCGCACTACGTGCGGGAGACCGTCCCAAATCCGCATTTGCATTGTCCAACAATTTCTGCGGAATGTGATCGTGAGAACAGAGCATTCTCACCGTATGCTGATCCAAAGTATTCGTCATTGACGAACCCTTTCCCAAAAGTGGGATTCCTTCCATTCCAAACCGTAAGGAATGGAACTTATCCCGACAAACATACTCTAGCACAAACCCCGCACATTGCAAGGTTTCTTTCCTTACTGTTTCACTCTTTTCTTTTCCTTCCCATAGTGTAAACCCGCGAAGTCTGAATTCGTCTCAAAATTTCAGTCTAAAAATAATAAAAACGCCAAAACAAATAGGTGTCTATATGTTCAGTGTACATATGTTCACAGGTGCGGACTTACGTATCCTCACCAAAGAGCGCTTTAACGCCGCAAAAAGCGGGGAATGTCTTGCGATATCCCCCGTTCCACATTAGATACAAAATCTATCGTGATGAATCACTTTAGTGACCCTGTCTGCAACACGACAGACGCGGGCAACACGGTTCCGTCGTCAAACGTGAACTCGTGTGGCGAACTAAAATTCGCAATCATGGTATCGTTACTGAGACGTACAATGGGACTAGACAAATTATCTCTCCGAGATAAGTAACCGTAAAGAAAGGAGGGTGACCACACTGGCCACCCTCGAAAGTCGCACGACGCAGTCGCTAGCGGTTGTGCTGCTCATCATGCCGAATGACGTAGAGCTCATTCAGGCAGGTGTGATAGAAGAGGTCAGTCTGCACATTCCGCTCATGGGTGAGTGACCACGTGGTCAACTTGCCAACAATTTCAGAGAACTCCCACCCTGCGGCCATCATGTGTTGGATCTCTTCGTCAATGAATTCCAGCATCCATTTTGGTTCATCGACACTATTGTTAAATCTTTCGAACATCGCATCAATGCGTTGCTCAACTGTTGTAGAGGGGTTCAAGCTAATTCTCCGAATTAGATAATAGAAAAGAAAGCGGAGACCACCACATTGGTGACCTCCGGAAGTCGCAACACAGTGCTAAGAGAGTAGAATTTTCACCATCTCGACGACATACGCCAAGATAAGTATATACATCGCACACACGATGTACGGGAAACACTTGGGACCTGTAATAAACTCCAAGTTATCTCTCCGAGATATAATACAGAGAAAAGAGGGTGGCCACAGTAGCCACCCTCGGAAGTCGCAACACACAGTGGCTAGAATGACAAACAATGCTCGAAGTTTTCCACTGGAGGGAAGGCTTTGCGAGCAGTACACTCCAACCAAATGACTTCACGCAGGGCTGCGGTAAGTGCCCTGTAGTGGGCAGTTGATCCGCCGGTCTTAATTTCCGCCATAATCTCGTAATGCAGGTAAGCATGAACCCTGCCCAAAATCACCGCACCCTCAAGGGTGAATGATTCCTCAGGTTGACAAGGTTCATCCAAAAACAGGTCTTCGCACATACAATTCCTTTCTTAAAGGGTTCTTTTCTTAGCAGGAGGTTTTCCTCCTGACACACTGTAAACCCGCGAAGCGGCAAATCGTCTCACGAATTCAGTATAAACAGAGAAGAAAGTCGGAAGTAATTCTGCGCCTGTGTACGTTAGTACACCTTGTTCACGCTCGCGGACATACGTATCCACGAGGCAGGGATTTTTCATCCCTACAATAGGCCGGAGCTGCCAAATTGGCAGACCCGAGCCACGCTGCACTAGTTGTGCCTTATCTGCCGCACGCAAAAACACGGTCACAGCATTTGTAACCTGATTCCACAAGTATCGCTCTGTCTGAGTCTTTGGGCCAAAGGACAGGATGGATTTGCATCCAGAAAGAAACGCAGGGCATTTTCAAGAATGTACTCATTCACGGGAAACCTCCTGACCTGTGGTCAGCATAAGAACGGGAAAAGCGGAGGCCACCACAATGGTGACCTCCGGAAGTCGCAACACGGAGAAACACTTAGTGTGGCAAATTCGCTGGAATGGTATACGCAAATCCTTTGATTGTTCTAGGGTTATTACACACTTCCAATGGCATAGTTGGTCCTGTCCATTCCCAACGGACCAGATACTCGCCATAATTCCAACCACCGAACCTATTGATACTGAACGCAACGCAATAGACCATAACAACACTCCTAAACTTGAGACAGGGAAGGAGGGGTGGCAACACGCCACCCCTCGGGAACTCTACGTAGTACTTTACCCTACCAACCAACAGCCATCTTCCATTGCTACGATGTAGCGGTTGGAGTTCCGGTTGTAGGCTACGTCACCAAAATTCAGCACTACGTACTGGCCATTCTTCCACCAAACTGTGGTCTTGCCAGTAATCTCACAGAACGTGATATCCATGCCAGCAAAAGCGGTAATACCGGGATGAGTATTCTCAACGAACATGCGGGCAGAGTCAGAACAGAATAGCTCAGTGTAGACCTCCATCAGGAGACGCAGCCATCGTGTAAATCTCTGACTACGTCCATCAAACCAGATAGCATACATGTCCTCAATGCAGAAGTCTTCTGCTACGTTGGTTAGTAAAGCTTTCCATTGTCCCATGATATAACTCCCATAAGGGGTAAAGACTGCCGATAGGGAGGGGTGACCACAGCGGCCACCCCTCGTAATTCTCATTTACTCAGAAGCCTATTGTCAAGTAATCTTCCACAGCAACGCTGAACCATTTGCGTCGTGCATCGTACTCAACTTCAATACTCAACTCACCACTCATCGCTCCCGTATGGTAGTCCATTGCTGGACCACAGTAGTGTTCAGTAGTCTTTCCTTGGGAATGTGAACTGATGTGTAGTGTTCCATCATTATGAAGGAATATGTATACAGACACCATAGGGTGGACGTCGAACGCAAGGCTGAGTGGATACACATACAGCATAGCGTTCAGTAGTTCAGTGTGATTGGCATACAGTAATAGGCGACTGACATAGACTACTTGGCGACTCATGGTATAACTCCAATAAGGGGTAAAGACTGCCGATAGGGAGGGGTGACCACACTGGCCACCCCCTCGGAACACACTACGCAGTAGCTTCAGCGATATCCGTAATAACCTCGACCTCACGGTAGTAGGTTGCACGGCTGATGCCGAGGCGTTCTGTCAACTCGTCACGTCGAAGTCCGACGATCAAACCGCTGACAAGATTGGTCTGACGAGCATTAAGCTGTCCCATAACCTGTTCCATGTGCTCCTGCTCTTCCTGTAGGTCGTACTCCGCGATAGTCTGCTCGACTACGTCCAGTTCGATAGCTGCTGAAGCCTGAGATTCAAACTTGGCGTTATCACGGTGCATGTTCTTCAGCATGTTACCAACGGCAATGATGCCGATGGCAGTGTATTCGCTGACTGACAGGTCGGCCATCTGTGGCAGTAGTCGTAATACTACTGTGCTAACAATGTCCTCAGATACCGCATAGTTGCGGCACTTGCTGAATGCTACTGTGAGTAGCTTGACGTGGACACTAGGAAACTCGTGGTCTAACATGGTACTAAACTCCAAACTAAGGGGTTGTAGGCTGCCACACTGGCAGCCCACTGTAAGTACTACTCTGCCACAATGGCATGTAGGTACTCGTACTGGAACATGCCACCAGTAGTGGCTTCAAAGTCATTGCCAGACACTAACTCTACAGCAATGCACCGCATACCGTTGGCGTTGGTACGGTAACCAGTGAACATGAGGCCGTTGGGGCAACGGTTTGCCTTACCGACCTTGAGCCACCACCTACGGTTGATGCGTCGATTGTCTGGTGGTGCATTGCCATACTTACCATTACGGAAGTAGAACACTCGTATGGTGCCCTGCCACCAGTAACGGAAGCCCACTACGGCAGAGTGTCTACCGTCCTTCGTAGCGGGTAACTCTCTCAGCGTGACTACTGTGGCCATTGCACAGCTCCTAGCACTAGGGTACACTACCGGGTCAACACTGCCCGGTTCAGGTTCGCCGCGTTTGGCGAGATTGCATTATACACATTCTTCGGCAGACTCGCCAGAAATCTTTAAGAATTCTTTTTACCGCATGAAATGCGGGGTTTTTCGATTGGCGTAGGGGTGCCGTGCGGAACACCTTAGGGGCGGGGGGCGTGCATCCGAGAAACTAGTAGATAAAAGATACAATACGCAACGGACTTTTGTATTTGTAGTGTTATCCTAATATACTTGTATAGGTATTCTTATTAACACTTATAATAATACATAATCCTGTAACTTTCGTAGAACCTGCCATTTTGGCAGCTTGTATTCCTCTATGGGGAACGCGGACAAGTGCATCTTTGATGTAAGCTGCCATTTTGGCAGGAGCTGCTAGCGCAGTAGTAGGCGTTAGCCTACATGGATCGTGCGCGCGTGTGTATAAGAGGTGCAAAGTTCTAAAATAGAGTTTGAATTTGGCGAAGGCCTCTAATTTACGTTTTAAGAGCCTCGGAGGTCTGGACGATCAAGTACTCGTCTTTTTAGTTTAAAGAGATCCTAGGGCCATCCTGTGAGATTCTAGCCGCATATATGCGTTGAGTTACCAACACAACTTGTGAGTGGGCCAACATTTGTCCGAAAAGCCACCAACTTTTGTGTTCATCTTTTTCATTTTGCAAAAACACTGGGGTTTATCTTTCTTTTCTTTCTCTTTTATTTCTTTTCTTTTACCCCCTTTAGGGGGTTTTCTTTTCTTTGTATTTCTCTTTCTTTTCTTTCTTGTGATTTTCAATTACTACGTAATTAAAAATCGTCGCAGTAAAATTTGATTTCTCTACACGTCTGCCAAAATGGCAGGAAACGAAAAAGGCCCCTAAAGTTAGGAGCCTTTGAATCGCAGTACGGCCTGCGGCCTCTGATATGAAAAAAGCAAATGGGCAGAATATGTAGAGTGGATTCTCAATATTGAGAAAGCCCTAGAATGGTTTTAGATTAACAGTTTCTGACCATCCACCATTACTAAAGACAACTGAAACAGTATCGGGATCTACGTAAATGGTTTGTCCACTTTTCCACTCATCTTTTTTATAAGTTTCACAACGTGAGAACCCCTGTTTACCAATATTAATTAAAACCTTTAATTTTCCTTTAGGTGAGGACTTAGGAATATTTATTGCTATCAAGAGTTGCTCCTTTTTGTTTCATTTAAAATAATATCTTTCTTCTCAACATTTCCAATATACTCGGGGCTTTCACCATAAGATATTGCGACATCACTTGTTGACCATAATGGCTGGAGGTTTGTATAGTGAAAACACTTCTTTTGTTGAATGGGATCAGAAAGATCGAAAGAGTTACACGGAATTATGTGATCTATATGCCAACCATACAAACTGTGATTTTCCCAACTCATACCATTAGTAAATTTATTTTCTATATAAGATTTGAAAAATTCTATAGAGCATCCTAAAAGTTCCATACTTTTATAAGCTTTTTTAGAACCCTGTTTTTTAATAGCGCATAATATTCTTCTACGTAGAATTTGTGAAATTCTTGTATTTAGTGGTAGAACATATGTTTTTCTGTATCTCCTTCTTCTCTGATTTATTTTATCTTTATTCTTTTTTAAATACACTCTGACTTTATCTTTATTCTTAATATACCTAATTTTACTCGATTCAGCAATTTTATTTCTATTGTTTTCATAGTATTCTTTCCTTAATTTTTTAATACTCTCTTTATTAATTATATTATATTCTTTTAAATATTCCTTCATCTTCTCTTTTGTTTTTGATCTATATATTTTGTCAGTAATTCTTTTCTGTTCTTTATTTCTTTCCCTGTATTCTTTTCGAGCTATTATATATTTATCTTTACCTTTATTATTTTCATAAAATTCTTTTTGTTTTAATTTTATTACATCCTTATTCTTTTCGCGATATCTTTTGTCATCCGCAGATTTCTTTTCTTTATCTACATTGTTTCTTTTGTAAATATTCCTGCAGACTCTACAGGTTCCAGACCTCCCATCTTTATTATTTTTACTTTTAGTAAAGTCTTCAATTTCTTTTATTTCTTTACATTTTTTGCAAGTTTTATTCACTTAATAATCCCTTCTTTTTAATTTCATCCGTTATTTCCTTATATTCCTCTGGAACATTCATATTCTGCCAGTGGGCGTTATACCACTCATTTTTACTGATTATCTTTTCACACTGTGACTTTGAAATTTGGTATCGTTTTTGTATTTCCGAATGTTCAACCCCCATATCACTTTTACGACGTACCTCTTGGGCCAAAAGGAACATCTTTACTCTATATGCTGTTTTTTCTTTCCTTGCTTTTATCCTTAGATTTGTGTCACCAGACTTAGCTTCTCCGCATACTGGTTTTGTAAGAGCCAGCTCCGGTATCTCATGTCTTTTCAGTCTCTTAACCACACTGTCACGCGTAACTGACGGGTGTACCCTAAAATCATCTAGGAACTCTAAAAGTTCCTTAGTGTCACCCCATGCCGTAATCATCATAACATTTCACCTTTCTCTAAAATTCGCCACCTTTTATAGGAAATATGCCCAAAAAGGAGTAGTATATAATAGGGGAATACATTTGTCCCCATAAGTTAATACTCTATAAATGATAAAAAAATTTAAAAAGGGGCATTTGCCTTGACAAAAATCCGCAAAGTAGACCTAAAAGTGGTCGCTTCTAAACAAATTCAAACTAAAGCTCTTAAGGAGCTAGATACAGAGGATCCAGAAAATGCAAGAGAAATTATTGAGTTATGTGGAAAGAATATCCGCGATACTCGCGAAGCGCTTGAAGTTCGGGGTATATGATGAAGATGATATTCATCAGGAGATCTTCTTATTGGTCCTAAGGGGCGAATCCTCTTATGATCCTTCTAAGGGTGATGAGTTTCTATTCTATTTAAACTTTGTTAAAAATCGTCTCATCACACTTAAGAGAGACACTTTTGTTAATATGACTATAAAAAACCCTAACCTTAAAATGGCTTTAAATAATGCTTCAAGTATTGTTGAGTCTGATAAACTTTACAATAATGAAGATGTAGAAACTATAGATGGGCTGGATTTATTAACTGCTGTTGTTGATAATAAAATTCCTGCCAACATGCGTATAAATTACCTTAAGTTACTTGACGGTACCCATATAGATTGGCACGACAGACTTAAGCTTTCTAAACTTATAAAAAATATAATAGAGGTTTATGATGAAAAAGAAGAGTAAAGCAGTAGGTCCCCCACTGAAGAAGGGGTGTCTATCAGATCAGGAAAAGAGAGACATTGAGACGATGGTTGATACTTATAACTATGCGGAAATTGCTAGAAAATTAAATAGGGGCCCAGCAACCGTTAGAAAGTACTGTCAACGGAAAGGATTGAGTAATGATCTAGTCTCTAAAAGAAAGTATACAGAGAATCGGGCAAAAAACAACCACCACCTTTTAGAAATGAAAAATCAACTCTCAATAGGAGAGTATGACTTTGCCGTACAAGTGTATAAAGGTATGATGGAGCAATTTGGCAATGATATTATTTACTCTGAAGAAGTTCAGATTATAGAATATTGTATGGTTACCTGTCTTTTGAATCGGGTTTTTAAAAGGGAAATGGAAATTGCCACAGAGGTGGATATCCAAAAGAGATATAGGGCAGAATTTGAAAAAAAGAAAGACGAGCTTAGTAAAAAAGAACCCGACCCAGATGCAGACGAGGAAGATGAGGCAGATAAATATGACATGGAAGATTACTATACTGATAAAATAGACGTAGTAAACATAGCCATAGCAGATCTACAGACTGAGCACAACCAAATAAAGAAAGAGCAGATCAGCTTCCTAGATAAGAAAGAAAGTATTACAAAAGCTCTTAATGTTTCTAGAAACCAAAGGGCAGACCAGATTAGTAAGGTTAATCAAAACTTTGGTGATTTACTTTTAGAACTTCGAAAGCGTGAAGAGTTTCGTAAGCAGGTTGGCTTAGAGATTGAGCGTATGCGTATAGGAATAAAAGAAGAGTATATTAGACTAACAGATATCCATCTATTTCAAGATAATATAGAGGATTATCCAATCCTAAATACAGAAGTATCAGGGAGAAAGGAAAATAAACCTTGACAACATATTTATTTACTGGAGCAACGGGGCAATTAGGACAAGCATTTATTAGGGCGATTCTCAAAGATGAGAAAAACCACATCATAGGATTACACTCTACAGATACTGAAGTATCAGTAAGGCTATCTAGGACTTATGCTAACCTAAGTCTTGTTAAGGTCGAAGAGATGCAGGAGAGCTCTTTTAGAGCTCTACTGGATCTCTATAGACCTGACATAGTAGGACATTTATCTGCCCAAACAAGTGTTTGGGAATCAAAAGAAGAAGGATTAAAAACATTTAATAAGAATGTAAAAGAAACATATGAAATATTAAGATCTCTTATAAGGTATAAGCCTGTCACTTTTTTCAATATGAGCTCTAGTGAAATCTTTGGATCCTGCGGCGAAATTAATGAATCTTCTAAAATCGCCCCCAGTAATCCTTATGGTGTTTCAAAGGCATGTGCTCATCTTTATGTTGATTCATTTAGACATGAATATGGAGTAAGTGCCTCCAATATAATTAGTGGTAATTTTATTAGTGAATTTCAATCTAGTAAATTTGTTATTGGAAAAACCTTAGAATACATTAAAAACGGGCCAGATAAGAATAATAAATTGAAATTAGGTAACTTAGACTCAGTTAGAGACTGGATGTACGTAGACGATTTAGTTCATGGAATATTAAGAGCCTTAGAATTTCCAGCAAATAATTGGTGTGTTGCTGCTAATAATGTAAAATCCGTTGGCCAAGTCGTTAAATTAATATTTGATTATTCTGGTTTTAATTATAGAGACTATGTAGAAATAGAAGAATCATTGTTCAGAAAGAATGACACTGTATATGGGCATATAGACTCTTCTAGACTTAGATCACTTGGCTGGGAACCAAAGTATGCAACCCTAGATATTATAAGGAAGCTTTTAAATGGCTAAGAAACCTGTAAGGCGTAGGGTTAAAAAAGTACTTAAATCTTCTACTAAAGCTAGCATTAAAAAGAATAGGAATAAGCGCAGATATACAAAGAAGTATCTACTCATGAGAAACCAAGTAATGTTAAGAGATAGATACGAGTGTCAAATGTGTAAAGCCAATGGCGTTAAGCTAGAATGCCACCATGTTATTAGATGGGCAAAAGCTTCATCTGTTAGGCAAAATAAAAGAAATCTTATCTCTTTGTGTAAGAAGTGCCACGCTTCTATAAAGAACAAGGAAGACAGATATATATCTGTATTTCGTGCTAAAATTGCGCGTAACACAGAAAGAGCCCGCAGAGAGAAGCTTACAATGGAGGATATTATAGCCAAGAAAAAGCTTCAACAAGAACTAACTGGTGATGATATATGTTATGTCGCCCCAGAAGCTGGTGATGTAGTTAAATCCAAGAAGACAGAAGATTACCTAAGGGTAACTTGGCGAGGAATAAAACGCAGGACCACAAACGACAAGTGTAAGAGTTATCCCAGATACGGAGGAAGAGGCATTAAGATGTTTCCTACTTGGCTAGAGTCTTTTAAACTCTTTAAGAAATATATACTAGCCAACTTAGGAGATCGCCCAGAGGGGCACTCTTTGGATAGAATAGATAACGATAAAGGTTATGAGCCCGGTAACCTAAGGTGGGCAACAGCAGAAATACAAAAACAGAATAATAGTCAAACTAGACTAGACGACACAATAGCTGAAGTTATATTTATATTATTTCATAAGTTTAAAAAGAAGCAGATTGAAATAATGCGGGCATTTAATATGAACAACCCTACGGCAGTAAGAAATATAGTAAGAGGAAAAGCATGGGTAAATATAACAAACAAATACAAATCTATAGTAAAACAAGAGGCTGTCCTTCTTAATATTAAGGACTGGGAAGATAAAAATGCTAAACATAATAGTTGATACCAGAGAAAAGAAGAATTTCTTTCTATTTAAATCTTATGAAGATGTAGAGACTACACGAAAACCACTTAAGACTGGAGACTACTCTTTAATTGGTTACGAAAACAAGATAACAATAGATAGAAAAGAAACTACTGGTGAATTACAATTATGTTTTGGCGGAAGCTGGAAGAGATTTAGGCGAGAAATAGAAAGGATGAGTGCTTTTGAGGAGGCATACATCCTTTGTTCTTTTCCATATGATTTTCTTACCATGTTTCCAGAGAATTCCCAAATTCCCAAGAGGAGATGGAAGTACCTAAGAACTAATGGGAGTTTTCTTAAATGGCGATATAAAAGCATTGAAGAAGAATTCCCGAATATTAAATTTATTTTTTCCGAATCAAATCAAGAAGCAGAAAATACTGCTTATAATATACTGAGAGAATTTTATGACAAAGCTAATACTTAATAAAAAAGCAAACGAAATCATAGGGGATACATTTTTATCAGGTTTATCTAAGGATGATTTTGATAAGAAAATCGCAGAAGCTTATCTAGGTGTACTTACTAACGATAGAACCCTATTTAATCCATTAGGGCAAATTACCCCATTGATTAATGATAATTTTCCTCAGTACGTACTACACTTAATGAGTCAACCTGAATACTTTTACTTTATAATTAAATATATTTTTCAGATGGACAGCTTCCCTCAGCAATGTATGATGCTTAGGGAACTTTATAATCATAAGTTTCCTTTACTAATTGGTTCGCGTGGTGTTGGGAAAGCGCATACCTTAGAAACCCCAATATTAACCGACAATGGTTGGTCTACTATGGGTGATATGAATATTGGAACAAAGATATACAGTAGAGACGGTAAGTTGTACAATGTTACCGCTATACACCCGCAAGGTAAAAAACAAGTTTGGAGAGTGTTTTTTGTAGACGGAAGAACCGTAGATTGTTGTGAAGATCATTTATGGACTGTAAAAAGACAAAAGAAAGAAGTGGTTTTATCAACTAAAAAGATGTACACGGACGGACTTATTTCACGTGGCCCAAGTGGAAAACATGCATATAAGTTTAAGGTTCCATTACCAGAGCCAATTGAGCTATCTAAAAACGAACTATCAATGGATCCATATATCCTTGGGTGTATGCTTGGAGATGGTTGTATGACTACCGCCACTCCGAAAATAGCATCAGATGATATATTTATTATAGATCAATTTAGGGAAAAATTAAAAGGATTTAAGATCGAAAAAGACCCTACTAATAATAATTATACAATAGTAGATATAGATAAGCAAGTAAATGAAAGATGTAGACTTGGTACAAAGCACTTTAGGAAAGATGGCAATAGATTTACAGATCTAATAAGAAGCTTATCCTTAAATGTTGGATGTTTGGGTAAATTTATTCCTAATGAATATAAAACTTCGTCCATTGAAGATAGAATGGAATTGGTTAGAGGGTTATTGGATACTGACGGGTCCATAAATAAGAATGGGTCTATAGAATTCACCAATACAAATGAAACCCTAATAAATGACTTGATGGATGTTTTAAGAAGTTTAGGTATAACATGTAGAAAATCTATAGACGATAGAACTGGACAACAGCATATATTGCCAAATGGTAAGATTGGTATTAGAGGTACTTATTTTAGAATTTTTATTAATACTTCTAAAAAAGTATTTAAGCTCCCTAGAAAACTAAGTAGATTAAAAATCAAGCGCACAGATAGAGAATCTTATAACCCTATTATTAAGATAGAGCCAATTACTGAATATAAAGAAATGCAATGCATATCAGTAGACTCTCCAGATCATACATATATTACCAAAGATTACGTAGTAACTCACAACAGTATTGGGCTTGCCATGTATATGATGATTAAGATGATTTTATTGCCCGGATCTAAGTGCATTATTACTTCAGCTGGCTTCAGACAGTCTAAAGTGGTTTTTGATTACATGGAGACAATTTGGAAGAAATCCTTAGTTCTTCAGAGCTGTTTTAAGGGTGGTAAAAATGGGCCAACTCACGGGACTGATGTTTGGACATTTAGACTTGGTGACAGCATTACATACGCTTTACCAGTAGGACCAGACGGGTCTAAGGTTAGGGGGTATAGAGCTAACTGTGTTCATTCAACTACGTTAATCCAGACAGATAAAGGTTTAATTAAAATCAAAGATTTTAAAACTAAATCTTGTGAATCTGTTATTAACATTAATAGAGAACTAGAAGAACCCAAAACTCATTACAATACTGAAGAGATAGATGTTTACGAACTCACAACTGAAAATGGTTATAAACTTAGATTTTCAGAAATTCACCAACTTAATGGGCCAACTGGATGGATAATCGGAACAGATCTAACTTATAAGGATGTCTATCTTGATAACAATGAGTATTTCCCGCAAGAATACTGTAAACACAGTAGTTTAAAACTCGATGAAGAATCTATATTTTTAAGCGGTCTTTTAAATTTATCAACACTTGGAGCAGATGAAATACCTTGGTATATATTACAGTCTCCAAGAAAAATAGTGTATAAATTTTTAAACATATTATTTGGTCAATATTGGATTAATAAGAAGTATAACGCCTCTAGTAGGTATAAACTAGAACAACTTCAAATTCTTCTTCTTAAGTTTAATTTTATAGCCAATATAAAAGAAGTAGGTACCAAGTTTGAACTTACTGTTCTAAAACAACATTTAGAACCAGAAACTCGCCCAGTAGAAAAGGTGATTTCTGTTGTTAAATTAGATAAGCAAGAAAGTTTATATGATTTTGAGCTAATGGAGACAAACAGCTTTTCTGGAGGAGGGTTCATTAATCACAATTGTCTGGTTACGGACGAATTTTCATGCACTAGGAAATCTTTAGTAGCAACAGATATTGGTTTATTAAAGATAGAAGATATAGTAGAAAATAAAATTAAATGTAATGTTTACAATATAAATGGTGAACTGGAGCCAATCATTGGTTGGGTAAAAACCCCTGTAACAGACGTTTATAATCTTACAACAAAGTATGGTTATGAAATAGAATTTTCTGATAAACACAAATTTATGTTATCAACTGGAGAATGGAAAAAGGGTATAGATCTAACTAAAGATGACTTTATCCTTTTTGACAATAATTACAAATTTCCTTTAAGTGAACTTAAATCTTATAAAAATATACCGAGTAATGACTTAGCTTATTTATACGGATTATTAATTTCTGAGGGGTATGTATGTAATAAAAATTTTGTTTCTATAATTAATACTGATAAAGAACTTATAGACGATCTACAAAATAGATTTTCTTTATTAAATCCTAAGGTATATATTAAAAAAGCATTAACTGATAAACGTGGATGGAACTGTAAGGAAAGTTATGAAATTAGATTTTACAGTGTTGAATTTAGAGAGTTCCTTTTTTCTCAGGGCATTGAGTATAAAACAGCCATAAATAAAGTTATTCCGTGGAGCATATTGCAATGCTCAAGAGAAAATGTTTTAAATTTTCTTAAGGGCGCATTCATTGGTGACGGATCAGCTTTTATATGGAAAGACAGAGGAAATAAAAAGATTGGCGTAGCCTATTATTCATCCTCTAAGTTATTAGTAGACCAAATGCAGATTTTGTTAAAATCTTTAGGTTATTTATCATACAAAAATAAAAGAGACAGCTCTATATCTAAAAACAAACAATGGTTTATAAGATTGAATGGAACATATGCTTCTGATTTTATCACAGATATACAATATCCCAATTTAAATAAATTAATTAGTGAAATAACTCCATTTGTTGATAGATTAAGAAATAAAACTGGAACAGTTTACTATAGAAAAAAATACAATAATTATAGTGTTCATAGTTATAAAAACTGTAAATCTATATATCTTGGTTTAGTTAAAACAAAAGATGAAGGTTATTTAAAAATTAAGAATTTTAACGATAAGACAAAACTGTGTGTTCAAGTAAAATCTGTTAAAAAAATAAATGAAAGAAGTCATTTATATGATATATCTTTACCAAATACGCATAGTTATTATGCAAATGGCTTAGTTAGTCATAACTCAATTAACAGACAGGTTTTTGAAGAAGTTATGTCTGGATTCTTATCAGTCGCCTCTTCTCCAGTCGAGCAAATTAAGTTTAACGCCAAGAAGAATACTATGAAAATGTTTAATATTCCAATACCTAAATCAGATCAGGGAGATGGTGATTTTATGCAAAACCAGCTTATTCTTTCTGGAACCGCATATTATCAAATGAATCATTTTTATGCATACTTTAATAAGTGGCACGATATAATAATGTCAAAGCAAAACCCAAAACTTTTAAAAGACATGTTTACAAAGGATGAAGACGCGAAACACATTAATCCAGATGATTACTCAATAATTAGAATTCCTATTGAGCTGACAACTAGTGGATATATGGATATGGCGCAAATAAGTAGAATAAAAGCTAGTACAACAAAAGACGTCTATCTTCGTGAATATTGTGCCGTTTTTACGAATGATTCAGATGGTTTTTTTAGAATTAGTCTAATTGACTCATGTACATGTCAAGAAGGTGATCCTGAGATATTCCCTCCAGCGTTATATGGAAATAGAAAAAAGAAATATGTCTTTGGTGTTGACCCGGCCTACGAAGGGGACAACTTTGCTGTTGTTGTAATAGAGCTTAATGGTAATCACCGTAGAGTGGTCCACGTTTGGACGACTCAAGCTAGTGATCACAAAGCAAGATTGTTAAGAAAAATAATAACTGAAAATGATTATTATCATTATTGCGTTAGAAAAATCAGAGATCTTATGAAAAGGTTTCCGTGTGAGTATATAGCTATTGACTCTCAGGGCGGTGGAAAAGCAGTAATGGAAGCTTTTACAGATATAACAAAGCTAAAGGAAGGAGAAAGCATTATACTTCCTACTATTGAGATTGAAGAAAAAATAAAAGAAACAGACGTTATGTCTGGTTTACATATTATTAAAATAGTTAATTTTACTTCTGAGTGGATAGCTACAGCTAATTACGCTCTTAAGAAAGACATGGAAGATAAAACAATCAGATTTCCTTTTAGTGATGATGTTTCTTACGCAATCGCTGAATATTATGACGAATCTCTTGGTAAAAATAAGGAGCTTTACGATACTTTGGATGACTGTATATTTGAAATAGAGGAACTTAAAAAAGAACTTACAACTATTACAGTTAGCGAGACTGCTACAGGAAGAGAAAAATTTGACACACCGTCTGTTAAGGTTGGTATAAACAAAAAAGGCAGATTAAAGAAAGATAGGTATTCTGCTTTGTTAATGGCTAACATAGTATCTAGAGAAATAGATAATGATGGAGATCGTCTTGAAAATCCCGATTTATTGGATCTTAGTAGCTTTTGTACAAGAGTAGATACGGGCGTTTTATTTAAGGGTAATAGTAAGATTGCAAGCCAGTTGAACAAACTTTACGGTGGTTTATAGAAAAAAAGAAGAAAAAAGAGTAGTATCTAGTATAAGGTATTACAATTACTATTAACGTTAGGTACAATAATGAGCGATATTAAGTTAGCCAAATTGCAAAAAAGTATAGCTGCATACTCCGAAGGATGCTCGGCTGTTAGCAGAACGTCTACCGGTATAGATAATACTTTTAGCGCTAAAGGTGGAATGCTTACTCGTGATGAATATAGTAAAAGTAATTACGACTCAGCTCGTCCTAATGAAAGAGTCCCCACTGACTTCCTTAATTCTTTAATATTTTGTAATGACTCTTATTACAATGTGGCAATTGTCCGCAACGTGATAGACATAATGTCGGACTTTTGCATTAAAGGGATTGACTGGTCCCACGCAAATAGGGCCACTCAAGCATTTTATAGAGAGTGGTTTAGAACAGTAGACGGAATTGATGTCTCTGAGAGATTTTGTAATTATCTTATTAGACTTGGGAATGTAGCAATCGCCCCAGAGAAATCAAAAATCCCAGAAGGAATAGCTAGCAACTGGAAAAAGACAAGGGGTGATACCTTTAAAGACATAAAAGTTAATAATCTAGAAATTCCATCTAGTTATAATTTTATAGATATTACCGCTTTACAACCTGTTATTGACCAAAATACAGTCGGTCTTAAAAATAGAACCTATAGAATAGCGTCTTCCGGTGGGCTAATATCTAGCTTTACTAACTATAATCTTAGCTTTAGAACACAAGATAGTAATACTTCTAATTTCTCAGGAACACTTTTTCAATCGCTTCCTTATAGTATTAAAAAGAAGGTGGTTGACAACTCTGGAAATGTAATTATTAAAGAAGGTAAAGATATACTTGTCTATCATTACCGAAAAGATCACTGGGATACTTGGGCCCGTCCAATTATTCTCTCAATAGCAGAACCATTAATAATGTTAAAGAAAATGCACCTTGCAGACATGTCTGCTTTAGATGGTGTTATTTCTAATGTCAGGCTCTGGAGAATTGGATACATAGATCAAACAAATGTACTAAACTCTATCATTCCATCTGCGGATATGTTAACACTGTTCTCTAATATGCTTAGAAACAATATAGCTGGGGGAGTTTTAGACATAGTCTGGGGCCCAGATCTAGACTTTAAAGAATCCAGCAGTAACGCTCACCAGTTTCTTTTCCCAGAAAAATACACGCAGCTTATGTCTGAGATATATGACGGATTGGGAATAAACCCCTCTCTTGCTGGCGGGGCTAATGGGGGAAATAGTGGGTTGACTAACAATGCTATATCCATGAAGGTACTTGTGGAAAGATTGGCTTACGTTAGAAATAAGCTTATCCATTTTTGGAATGGTCAGGCTGATATAGTTCAAAAAGCAATGGGATTTCCTTCTGCCGCCAGAGTAGAGTTTGATGACGCTATATTCTCTGATGAAATTGCTTACAAAAAACTTCTTGTCGATATTTATGACAGAAATATAATCAGTGCAGAATCTGTGAGAGAAGAATTTAATCTAGTGGATAGAATTGAGTCTAGTCGAGTTAATAGAGAAGTAAAGAAAAGAGAAAAGGGGACAGTCCCAGCTAAATCTGGACAATTTCACGATCCAATGATTAAAGATAAGCTCAAGAGTGATCTTATTAAAACTGGAAATCTAGATGGTGATCATATGGATGTGGACGTAAATAAAGACGAGGTTTACTCTAAGAATCCGGGAGGAAGGCCGACTGGAGCTAAAGACACTGGAAAGAGAGCTACGAAACAAGGTGTTACCAAAAAGGTAGTTGCCTCCTCTTTCATAGAAACTCATGTTTGGGCTAGAGAATCACTTGATAAGATTTCTAGTATAATTGGAGATTCGTACTTACAGGAAAAAGCTAAAGCAAACTTTAGACAGCTTAGTGATGATGAATCAAATGAGTTTGAAGATCTTAAGCTTTCTGTTCTCATGGGAATAGAGCCATTCAGTCCAGTTGAAATAAATACAGTTAGTGCCTCTATATCTAATATTAAATCCACACATCAAGAACGAGTAATAAGAGATACATTATTAATGGAATTATCAGGTAAAATAAAGAGAATTTTAACAATTGATGACAAGCGAATAGCCTCTGCAGCAGCGTACGCTATATCTAAAATATCTGAAAACAACGATGAAAATTAGAAAAATAAACTAATTTAGAGAAGTATATTATAGAATGTTAATAAAAGCTTATCAAACCGAAATACTCGACGGATTAGAAAACAAACTAGAGAACAACACAGTTGCTTTTACTAGTTGTATAACGAAATCTATCGAACCAACAACAGAGACAATTAAAATAGTTGCCTCATTTGATAACTCACGTAATTTTGACTTGTACTACATTCAATCTATTTTGGCTAGCATAGGCCCTAATAAGAATGATGATTGGTTTTTACCAGAAGAGATGTGGGGAGCTAGACTAACCCCAGTTCATAAACAGTTAAATTACATGCATGATGAGAAAAATATTATTGGTGTAATTACTGATAGTATTACTCTTGATGCAAATGGTTCTACAATACTTGAAGAGTCCGCAAACGGGCAAGTTAAAGATATAGCTACTCAGGCAGTTATTTGGACAAATTGGGATGACCAAGTTGTTTCTGATAATGTTCAAAAGATTATAGCATCTATAGAAAAAGACGAACTATATGTCTCTATGGAAGCTTTATTCAAAAACTTTGATTACATGTTAGTAAATGGCAATGAAACAAAAATTGTTGCCCGAAACGAACAGACGTCTTTTTTAACTAAGCACCTCAGGTGTTATGGATCTAAAACCGGAGAATTTGATGGTTATAGAGTTTATAGAGTTTTAAGAGATTTTACTTTTAGTGGAAAGGGCATAGTAGACGATCCAGCTAATCCACGATCAAAAATGATTAATAATATTTTCGAAGTTAATAAAATAATTTCTACCAAAGCGGAGAACATAATGGAAAGTGATAAAATTGAAAAAGAAATAGCTGAATTAAAATCAGCACTTGTGGAGGCAAATAAAACTATTGCGTCCATTAAATCTGAAGAAGCAGCTAAGGTTGTAGCAGAAGTTGAAAATCTTAAAGCCCAAGTTACAGCTCTTAAAACCTTGGCTGAAGAAACTCAGAACAAGATGGACGAGGTAAAGGCTGAAAAAGATCAAGAAATTGATAAAATGAAGACTGAATGTGCGGTTAAGGTTGAAGAAGCCGAAGCCGAACTAAATAAAGTAAAGAGTGAAAAGATTGTTGCCGAACGAGTTGCTAAGCTTGTAGCTGCTAATCTAACTGAAGAAAAAGCAAAAGATGTTGTTAAAACCTTCGCATCTGTTTCTGATGAGCTCTTTAAAGAAGTCTCTGACCTTTACACAAAGTCTAATGCTAGTGTAAAAACAGAAACGGTAATTACTACGACCGTAGCGGACGCTGTTGAAACTGCAACAGCATCCAATAATGTAGAAAACGTTGAAGCAGAAGTAAAAGTGGAACAAAACCTACTTGATCTTTCTAAGGCTATCGCAAACAAATTGAACATAACTAAAGATAAGGGAGATAAATAATATGGCTATTCGAGGTCACCAAGTAGTTGATCCATACTCATACGATCTGTCATGCACAATGAACAGCGTTGGTGAGTATGGCGGGTGTGTTGTTCTTACGACTGGCACTTTTACTGCTGGAATGGATAATTCTAGTAAAACTGTAGACTATGCTTTAACAGCATCTGGTCGTAAACCAATGGGTGTATTGATGCACACCGTTGAGAATTATGACGTTTCAAGAGTTCCTACGAACTACCAAAACGCCAACCTAGTTCCACTTAATAGTAAGGTTACTCTTGTTCGTAAGTTCAGGGGTAAAGTAAATAACCTGCATCCTGCAACAACTGGAGCAGTTACTCCGGGTGCTACGATGTACGTTGGACCAAGTGGTAATTATACCACACTTAGCACTAGTGGCTACCCATCTGTAGGCAGGTTTGAATCTGCTGTTGATACTGATGGATTCTGTGAAATATCTGTTAATATCGACTAATCTAACCTAAATACGGAGTATAAATTATATGAACCTTGACCTTTCCGATAAATCAACTGAGGTATTAAAAGCTACAGCTTCAGTTGACCCAGTAATTAGAGCAAAAGCTATAACTGATTTTTTCAGTGCTATTCAGCTACCAGTACGATCCGCTATCTTTGATGGCGATAATACCAGCAATATATTTAACGTAACGCAGCTGGCTCCCGGAGTTTCTCCTGAAATTCCAACAGACGTAATTGCTCCCGGCCAAGAAGGCGACTATCGAGCATTTACAAACCCCGGCAAGGGATATATTCCTGCTGTGATGAGCTCTGGTGATAAGTTCACACTTGCAACGATTGGTGATGCCAACGCTGTTGAGTGGGATCTTGAGCATGCTCGTAATGCACGATGGGATATCATCGGTCGTTATATGGAAGCTCTTATCGCTGGTTTCACCAAGAAGCAAAACGATAACTGCTGGCATACAATTCTGGCCGCCGTTGCTGATAGAGGCTTGACCATCTATGACGCAGCTGCTCCAGTTGGAATGTTTACGAAGAAATTGTTCTCTCTGGCTCGTTGTAATATGGCCCGAGGCGGTGGCGGTAATACAACGTCCATCAAGAAAAGCAAGATGACTGATGTTTATATGAGCTGTGAAGGTATCGAAGAAATCCTTAATTGGGATCTAACTCAAGTACCTGATTCAGTTCGTTCTCAGCTCTACAGTATGAGCGGCAAAGACAATACTACGCTTGATATCTTGGGGGTAAAACTTCATGAACTTCGTGAGCTTGGTGTTGGTCAGGAGTATCAGAACTATTACGTTAATACTCTTGGTGGCGCATTGGTTCCAATAATTGGCTCTACTCACGTAGCTGCTGACATTGAACTTGGTATTGCTTTGGATCTATCTACTCGTGATTCATTCATAATGCTTGAAACACAAGCCCTACAACTCTTTGAAGATGGTCGCGAAGGCTCTCCTCTTCATAGAAGTCAGAAGGGTGGAGTTTATGGATGGAGGCGTTATGGGGTGGGAGTACTTGATTCAAGACGCTGCGCCGCCTTATCATATTGATCCTTGTTGATAAGTATAAGCTATTTGATTGTACATCTTACGTAGTATTTTGATAAAAAGACTTGGGGCGTGTGGTAAGTGATTATTCCGCCCCTTTTCTTATTTTTGTAAAATTTTTGATACGTTTTCTAGAAAATTCACCTAAAAAAGAGAAGTACTCTATAGGTGGAGACGATATAGTATAAAATAGAAAACATATAAAAATCGCTTCGCTCTGATAACTGCATGGGCCCTTCGGACAAATGTACTTAAAAGAAAGAAGTGAAATGGATCAGAAAACTATGGAATTTGTAGCATCAGCTAAGTCAGTTCATGGTAATAGTTACAATTACTCAAAAGTTGTTTACAAAAACAGCAAAACTAAAGTAGAGATTTATTGCCCGAAACATGATTTAGTCTTTTATCAAACTCCGGGTAATCATATTAATAAGAAGTGTAGGTGTCCTAAGTGTGGTAGAGAGTCTGGAGCTAAATTACAAACAAAAGATGTAAACTCCTTTATAGAAGACGCTAAAGCACTACACTGCGATACGTATGATTATTCTAAAAGTGTTTACGTAAATAAGTACACAGATTTAATTATAACATGTCCAACACATGGGGATTTTACCCAAACACCATCTGCACATCTTAGAAATGGATCACCTTGCGGATGTCCTCAATGTGGTTTTGTTAAGATTGGAGATAGAAGTAGATCAACTACTGAAGATTTTATTAAAAAATCTAAAGAAATGTATGGTAATAAATTTAATTATTCTAAAACTGTCTACACGATAGATAAATCACCAGTAATAATACATTGTAATGATTGTAATGTGGATTTTAAAGTAATTGCTGCAAATCACCTACGTAGGGCTGGTGGGTGTAAATGTTGTATAAGCATTGGTGAGAAAAATATTAGATTATTTCTCGAAAAGAACAATATATCATTTGAACAACAAAAACCTTTTGATGGATGTAAACTCCAAAGATCTTTAAAGTTTGATTTTTACTTGCCGGACTTTAATACCTGTATAGAATTTCAAGGTAGTCACCATTACTATCCTGAAAATTTTTTTGGTGGAGAAGAAGGTTTTAAAATTACTCAAAACAGAGATAAAATCAAATCAGATTACTGTTCCATTAATAATATAAAACTAATTTACCTTACTAAAGATTCCGACATAAATAAAACTTTAGATTTCTTATGTTCAAAATAGCCCATATAGCAAAAGGTTTCGTAGATGGAACATGTTCATAAAGCTGTTGAAACAATAAGTAGATCTAACTTACAATACTGGATTAATGGAGGCGGTAGTTGGAGCGATAGAATAACTTATACTTCCAGTGATATGTTGCTCATGTTTTGTAGTACGTCTATTTGTTTGATAATGTTATGCATGTATGTATTTTATTCTTTTCAGGTTTACACATTTTCTAAGATTGTAAAAGAAAAACATTATATAAAGCACCATAAATATTTATGTGCTGCATTTTTAATATGTGGATTTATTCATTTTCTTAATACAGTTGTGGCTTGGTTTGTCCCACTCTATTGGTTTTCCATATCACTAATGTTAATTAACAGCATTGTGATGTATAAGTTAATATTGTCAAAGTCTCATTTATTATCTATGCAAAATTATATAAATGGGGAAATTGCTGTTGAAAAGATCAACCACACTTTAGATTTAATAAGAAGTAAAGATTCAGAAAATATTAATGATATACTGACTAGGATAGAGGGTATAATTAAAAGATGAGTTTAAATATAGACCCATTATTTTTTAAATTACTTTGTGAGGATGCAGACCTTCCTTTCGCCGCAGTAGACGATGAATCTAAGTTTGTTTGGTTGAATGGGGCTTTTGAGAGGTTAGTTGGATACTCGATATTAGAGCTAATAGGTAAGTCTTGGATGTCAATAACGGTAAACGAGGATGTTGGGGCGGATTTAGCAAGCGTTAAGTCAGTAATTGACGGGAAAATACAATCTTATAGGATGGAAAAGAATTATATTCATAAAAGGGGACATAGGGTTCCGGTTGAGTTAACAGTTAGAAGATTTCCAATTGCTATGCACGAACCATTAATACTTTTTAGAGTAGAGGCTTGCCCAGCTAGAGCTACTCGCCCAGAACTTGAAGCTGTTCATGATGAATTGCTTCAGGAAATAATAAACTTGAAAAAGAGAATAGAAACTAATGAAATTATAGACAAGGATAGAATTAAAATAATTAATGGGGATCAGTGGAGTAATGGCGATAAAAGCGGAAGAGATAAAATAACTAATAGTGATACGGCTATTCGATATTTAATTATCGCAGTTGTGATATTTTCAGTAGTAATTTCTTGGTTAATTTATGATTTATCTGTTGTAAAATCTGGGGCCACTCCTAAAAAGCCCGATATACAAATTCCAATTAAAGGCTTAATAGAATGAATACAAGTGGATTATATAATCCCAGTGGTCTAGATAGAGTGTCTTCAGTGACTAGTAAAGACCATGCTGTTTATGTTGTAAATAGGTATAGTCGGCCTTCAGCCGCTTTAACCAATCGCAATATTACTGGGCAGACTCTATATAAGACTATAGCATCCACTGGGGGACTTACTGCTCTGGTGAGTGGCGTGTCAGATGCCCAATTAGAGGTTTTAAGTTACAATGTCTCTTCTAGCGGGGTTAACGCTGTAAGCTTCCTTTCTGGAACCGGTACTCTTCTTGAGACCACTTACTTAGCTGTAAATTCTTCGGCTGATGGCGGGCCATTTAAAGCTGCTATCGCAGATTCACTTTATGTCTCTTCTTCTGGTCCAGTCGCTGGATCTATTGCGTATCGATTGGTTTAAAATGTCAGATCCAATATACGATACTTTAACTTTTGTAAGAGTATTAATAGATGATGTAGAGTCCCCGTATGAGTATTCTGATGACAGACTTATTACTCTTATAATGGTTGCTTCTAATTATGTAAACATGGACACTTCTTCTTCTTACACTATAAACTTGTGTGGGCAGACTATATCTCCTACACCAGATGCTAATTTTATAAACCTAACCGCCCTCAAGGCGGCCTGCATGCTACTTCGTAGTAATCATACTAGCTGGGCAAGAAATGATTTTAGAGTTAGTGATGGACCAACAACCGTAGATCTAAAGGGTATAGCAGATAAAACTAAGGTTGCGGCGGATTCAATTTGTAATTTGTATGAAAAAGCAAAATTAGATCAAATTATGGGCAGAAGTATTTCTGGCTATATTATATCAACCCCTAGTTCGCAAGACTATTAAAGTATAATCAAGGTATTAAATGAGACCGGAAAATGAGCGTGAACTGATTGAATTACACCGGACAGAGACGCCGTAAGGAAAATAGATGGACATTTTCGGAATAATCTGGAAGCGAATCAGAAACCTCACAGGTCCAACACTGCTCGGTAGACTCACGTCAGGCGTTGGACCGGCGGAGCAGTTGAGCGATTCAGACGTACGGTCGTTTTTGGACGTGTACGATACATTTACGCTCGATACTGCATTAAATGACAAAGCAGCGACAAGTCATACCCACACGGCTTCGGGGATTACTGATTTTGACACGGCAGTGGCTGCCACACACTACGGAAGGTACAACGTACGTGATTACGGCGCTGTTGGTGACGGCACAACCGATGACACCATATCGTTGCAGGCGACGATCAATGCCGCAAATGCTGCTGGTGGTGGCGTAGTATTTATTCCGAAAGGAACGTACCTAACGACTGGTATAATCGTTAGTAGTAATAACATCAAAATTGAGGGACAGGGTCGCACTAGCATAATCAAGCACTCGACGACGACTATCGCACTCATGATTACGACATGCTCTGGAATCACTCTTTCAGATTTTGCAGTTGTCTGCACTGGCGGAAGCGGGACACAATCAGCAATCTATTGCAATGTACTTACTAATTCGATCATCAACAGACTGTACATTGATTCGCCGGGCTACGATGGGATACAGCTTTTGTCGAACTGCGTCGGTGTAACAGTGACCGATAACGTAGTGATTGGCTGTGGAGATGATGGAATCAATATAGGTGCTCAGCCGAGTAACCCAACCCGCAATTGCACTGTCTCTAATAATACGATTGCGAATTGCGGTAGTGACGGCATCCATTTCTCGGAGGATTCCGAGGACAACGCAGCCGTAGGAAATACGATCCGAGATTGCAATGGAGGCATCAGCCTTTATAAATGCCGTCGTGTATTGATTGCCGGAAATGCAATCGACAATTGCACCACCTACGGAATTTTAACCCCAGGTAGTGGCAATACTAATTTCACAATCGCCGGGAACATGATAAACGGAGGAACTCGCGGAATAGATATTCGAAACGCCTCCGTGAATTACGCGATCACCGGTAATATCATAGTTGCACCTGCAAACTATGGGATTGTAATCAGCGAGTACGCTCAATTATCCGTCAATGGAATTATCGATAATAATATAATCTCCGGAGGCTGTAGCGTAGCAGGGATTCTTGTCAGTGGATCGTCGGACGTAAACGTAAACAATAATACGATCTCTGGAGTGTCGGCTCTAGGTGTGAGCGTAGCTGCCGGAGGTACGTTGTATTGCCTGCGAATTAAAATTGACGGAAATCGGATTGCTTCGGCTGGGCGATGCTTCGAGTTACTTGAGTCATCGGCTACTCAGCATATCAGCGTCACGAACAACGTTTTGAGTACGACATCGGCACGCGGAATTTTTTACTCTGGCGGAGCGTATTTTAGCATTTGCGGCAATCGCGTCATCGGTGCTAGCGACATTGGAATAGTAATCACAGCTAGTTCATCAAGATCAGGATTTGGAGTTGTCACCAATAACTTAATAATTGGCGGATGCACTACAGCAGGGCTGTACTTCAACAATCATGATGATGTTCAGTCCGCCAATAACACGATCACAGGGGTCTCAGGTGCGCCGACTCTAATAGTCTCGGGTGCGAGGGTCGGAAATGCGATTGGTACACCAATTAGTGGGGTGCTTACTAATTGCACCGGGCTTCCAGTTACCGGAATCGTCGCATCAACAAGTGCAGCAATTGGTGTTGGCTCAGTTGAGCTAGGGCACGCTAGTGACACAACTCTAACAAGAGTGTCGGCGGGCGTGGTAGCTGTTGAGGGTGTGAGGGTAGTTACCGCGTCCACTACAGTTGCTACCGCAACAACCAGTGGGTTAACACTAAAGACTTCCGACGATAATGTCGCCAATCCATTACTTAAAGTTCTATCAAGTGCGAATGCACTCATCGCAAGTATTGGAGCAACGGGAATAGGGGTACTCGCCAGCTTATCATTTCCAATAGTTGGTGGCGGTATCACGTATAAGTCCGGCACAGGTCAGCGGGCAGGCAACGCGACCTTAATTGCTGGCGCGGTCACGGTCACAAATACGTCAATTACCGCCAACAGCGTGATAACCATGACACGCAAAACAGCTGGCGGAACGCTCGGAAATCTAACCTATACGCTGTCCGCCGGAGCATCGTTCACAATAAATTCGGACAGTGTCCTGGACACGTCAACTGTGTCATATTTAATAGTTGAGGTAGTCTAATGAGTGAAGTCATAAAAGTACGAATGCCAGCCGAAAAAGACGACGCTGGAACCTACACAGCCTTCCTGCGGTCACGTACTGCCGGGTTGCTGCTGAATTCCGGAGGTGATGCTCTTGTTCGCGTAGAGAATCCGCCGGGCACATACACACAGCTGAGAGAGTTCACGCTGGCAGAGACTCGCAGCGGTGACTATGACGTGATGATCTATTCCGGAACGGATGAAGACGACGATTTCTTGCTGTATAGGATAACGCTGGTGGCAGGGCAGTCGGTTGCAGGAGATGTCGCATCACCAGCTACAGCGGTAGCATCAGGAACGGCGCAGAGCGGTAGTAGTATAGGCATCACGATAGGAGCCGATAGTTCAGCCGTGACGGGGTTTTACCGTCGAAGTCGAATCACGCTAATTTCTGGGACAGGGGCAGGGCAGTCAAGAATTATAAACGACTATGACGGGACGACGAAATTCGTGACAGTGTACCCGATGTGGCTGACATCGCCAGACGACACAACAGGTTACCAGATTGACGGGGACTATGCACCGGTCGTAAACACGGATGGCGAAATGGCGACGTATCGCATAAGCGAAAACGCAATATCAAGCGTATCGGTATCTGATGGCGCGGTCACAAAGATTCAGGTGGGGCTTGCAACATCAACAGCACTAGCAGCCGCTCAGGCAGATTTGGATATCATCACAGGTGCGGATGGAGTCAAGTTGCTGTCAGGCACTCAGGCGAGCATTGACGAGATTAAGACTAACACAAATGAATTACAAACCAATCAGGGCGATTGGGCAACAGCCACTGGTTTTAGCACATTTGATCCAACAGTAGATACAGTTAAGGTGGGCGAGGTAAACGCAGCAGCGGTAGAAGATATTTTTTCTACCTATACCCTTGTTGAGTCTTACGCTGCTGTTAATACAATTGGGACCCCAGCACAACTACTCTACTTTATACAGCAGGTGTTTTCTGAATTTACTATTAGTGGTACCACAATTTCTATTAAGGCCCTAAGTGGGTCAGATGAGATTGCCACCTTCACTATGGATGATGCCACTACCCCTACCTTAAGAGGGCGGACTACATAATGTCCTCAAGTCCAATTATAACTTATGGATTTGGTATTTATGGATCTGTTAATTCGGTAGTAACATACGGTTTTACATCCTTTGCTATTATAACAACCCCCGTTGTTGACTATTTAGTTTTTCTTAACATCAATAGAAGTAATACATTCACTCTTAACATAAATACATTCATTCAATTTACTAGCAATATAAATATGTCTCTTCATTTTATTACGGATGTATAAGGAGTTATAGCTTGTCTGAAACAACAAAATTAAAAGTAGATGATGTAAATGTTCGTCTTATATGTGAGATACAAGAAGATGACGTAGTCCTAGATGTTTCTACCGCTTCTTCAAAGACCATAATCATTAAAAAGCCAGATGATACTAAATTGACTAATACTGCCACCTTTTTAATAGATGGTGCGGACGGCTTGATATATTATGACACTGTAGCTGGGGATTTAGACATACCCGGTCTTTATAGAGTACAGGCTATTGTCGTAATAGGATCGGGAACCTACCATAGTGAAATTAAGAGCTTTTTAGTAGAATGCAATTTATAATACCACTGAAGTGGTACTGGGAACAAAAATGGTAAATATAACAGGTATACTAAATAGAGCAAAAGAAGTATATGATAACACTCACGCACAGTGGTTAGCTAGTGATGTTATAGGTACTAATGTAAAGCTTTATTATCCACCAACTTATGAATCCTGCCCTAATTGTGAAATGGGGCCATATGGGGTTATTGCTAAGTTTGGTGGGCCTATTACTTTTGTATATGGACCCTGCCCTGTCTGCGGCAGCAGCGACTGCCTAAAAGAAGTAGAGGTTTCAGATATAATCCGCTTGCGGGTTTATTCTCTAGATAGTACCTCTTTTACTCGTTCTACCATGAAAAAGTTGGGAATAAGTATTGATCAGCCACAAGGTGAGCTGTTAACTATAGGGTCTGTTGATGACCTACAAAAAGTAAGAAGCTGTAATTATGCGACTTTTTACTCTGACGAAGAGAGCGTTGTGGGTTCTTTAAGGTACAAAATATCCACTGAACCCCAACCTCACGGCTTTGGTAAAGATAAGTGGTTTTTTTGTTTTTGGATTAGAACATGAAGATAATAACCCCAATTGGAGTAATAGAGAAAAGAATTATAGCGGCCCTTCAGAAAGATATTGAAGAAAATGGGCCACCGCCGAAACTCTATAAAAAACTAGATGGGCTTTACCTACTAATTGCGGACATTCTTCGGAACGCGATACTTAACAGTAACGAGTTTAGAAGTATAATGGGGGAGGCTGGGGGAAAACTAAAAGCTGACTTTGGTTTAACAGAAGATAGTTATTATATTTTACCAAGTATAGCTGCCGATTTAGTTGAAATAGATTATTCTGTTGATAAATCAACTGAATCCAAAACAGCGCTGTCTATTAGGTATACAGTTAGAGCTCGCCCAGAAGATGATCCTTATGTGCACTCCTCTATATTGCGTACTTCTTATGTATCTGAAAAATCTAATGAATTAATAGAGTGGCTTCGGTGGCTTTTGTTCGCCGGTGGTGATGTAATAAATGAATCGTACAAAGTAATATACAAAGACGGAAAAGGGCGTAGTGGATTAGCTATAATGGCTCAAGGAAATAACTTTTCTTTTAGGGTTGATGGAGAATTTTCTGGAATTCATGGCAGTAATTTAGTTAGTAGGTCAATTGAAGAAGCCAAGGGCTCTATAGAAACTACTATTAGGAATTATTAATGTTAAATAATGTGTGTAGTATTAGCAATATGTCTATAAGTGAAAAATTAGAGGTTAATTTAATCTCTCTTTTTGATTGGGGCTTTACGGAAAAGGGCGGATACATAAATGTAGACGCTTCAGGCGCTGAGGCATCTGGTGCCTACGTTGACAATAGGGGTATTTTAACTAGAGTAATAGATCCTAGATCTACCGGTGTTTTTTATCAAGGGCCCGAAAACTGGGTTTATGAGTCTGGACAAGCTTCTTCCCCTCTTCCTTATACTCCACCACTCGTTTATGTTGGCGCCACTCTAGATACAACTCCTATCATTAATTATAGAGACGGAAGAATAACCCCTAGTATTGCAACAACTACAACAAGTGTTGTTAAAGCAAAATTCTCTTATAAATGGGTTAAATTCACATCTGCTAGAAACTCCCCATTTAGGCGACAAATACAAAATAGACAAAATAGAACAGATATTGCCAATGGGAACATTAGTGTTTTGCCAGAGATCAGATTACCTCTCCCTACAGTTTGTATAGATGTTCCTCCTATTAGTGGTTCTAAGCCTTATGGCATAACTACCTACGGGGCAAGGACTTATAAGCACAGGGTCTTAGCTTATATAATTGGTGAATCCTCTTCTAACGTTTTAAGAATCAGTGACTACATCTCTTCTCAGCAAGGATCTTTCTTTTATACTTTTGATCCTACTTTAGTAGTTGCGGCAGATGATTTTCCTTTAAATTTTGATGGTACGCCCAATACTTTAAAGAATCATGAGCAATTGTCCGAAACATATCCGTGGGCAACTATAAGAATAATCGTTGCAAAAGGTCTTTGGAGCGGGTATTTAACCGAAAATATATATCAGGCCGTAGTAGAACTAGATACAGAAATAGTAGCGTGCTTATCATGCTAAAAATAGAAAAAAACGCAAAAAAAGAGAAGTATATAATAGAGCAATATGCTTTTAACATAAAACAATTTCAAACGGAGATAAAATATGGCATTTACTAGACAATATTATGCAACCGAAGGGCTTTTTGTAAAGCCAGTTGGGGATTCTGGGGTTTACGGCTTTGTACATGGTGTACAAACTGTTTCAGAAACCTTTAATAATAACATAACTTATATTAATGAGTGGGGTCAGATTTCCCCATATCAGGGTATTGAAAACCTACCAGAAGGTACTCTACAGGTTGAAAGAGTTCTTGATGGGTGTACACCTCTTTATCTGTTAGCAACTGAGGGGGCTTCTTCAGCATCTCTAACTGGACGACAAGACGTTAAGTCTGTGCTTTCAGTTGGTATGTATGACTCTTCTACCTCTTTTGTTAGTGGTGTTCCGGGTAGAGTTATTGAGTGGTCAGGTTTAAATGTTAACTCAATTGGGTATTCATTTAATACAGACGGAGCATTTAAAGAAACCGTCGGATTCGTTGGTAATTATAGGTTACCCGCAAACACTAGTTCTTTTGGAGCCTATCCAGCCAATCCAACTAATAGTGGCACAGATGAACCCTGTGCATTGACCGCTTGTAGCGGTGGTATTCAGGTTCGTCAGAACATTGATTTTTCTGGTGCTTATCCAACTTTGCTTCCTCCAGATATTCCCGGAATTTCATCTTCTGGAATAATGTCGTATGCGGGAGATTGTCCAGCAGTTCCAATCCAGTCTATATCTATAAATTGTGACCTAAACAGAGAAGCGGTTCTTCAACTTGGTTGCCGAGGAGCTTATGCTCGTTACGCCCAGTTCCCAGTTGACGTAACTTGTGAAATCAACGTTTTATCACAATCTGGAGATAATATCGTTATTTCTGAACTTGGTACCTTTGATGGTTGTAACTATACAAATGCTCCAGATAGGCGAATTAGAGTTGTTACTACTGACGGCTTAGTTGTGGACTGCGGGGATAAGTTAAAGCTTTCCTCAGTAGCTACTCAGTTCGGTGGTGCTGATGGCGGAAATACAACCTACACTCTTACCTACACTGGTAAGTCTGTTATGTCAGTATTTCATCCAAATGACCCATCTAGCTTTGTTTATGCAGGTACACCATAATATATGAGTAATGAAGAGCAGTTACGCTTAGTTGAAATAGCTAGGCGTAACACTCTTTTGTATAGGATTATTTCTGGTAAAAATGAGTATAGAGATAGCTATATAAAAGAGCCATCCTGTAAAATACGAGAAAAAGGATTTAGGATTTATTACGATGTATTAAAAGATTGCATAGATGTCTTGTCAGATAGAGATATCTATGTTTTTTTACTAGATACAAAGCAGTGGAAATTTACAGATCAAAAGAAATTAGATGAATTACCAAAAGATATTGAGAATGCAAAGGTAAGATATTTTTCTGATTATCAGAATCCAGCGGTAAGAAGAGAACATCTTTTCGAGATTAATTATAAAAAAAAACTTTATAGGGATTTATTTATCATTAGAAACAAGTATACTAATTTGACTAGTACTGGTATAGCCACCGGGGCAATGTGGTTTGAAATGATAAATTTTATGTATAATGGGACAGATAAATTGGCTGCTATAAATTTTTATCATTCAAATACAATACAAGAGGAAGATATGAGGCACATAGCCTTATCTGATGAGTGGATGTCTTATTGCGGAGCCTCTAGAAATACACTTGGAAAATCAGCTCTAAGAATGACTGAGGACCAAAGAAGGCTAATGACTTGGTCAAATCTTTATAAGAACTGTAGATCTAACATGGATGCCCCATCAGATGAGATCTTTCATGATCATGACGCTTTTGATGGATGGCTGATAACAGAAAGAAGAAAACATAAAATTACTAAGAAGGTTGAATCACTTAAAGGTATAGATCCAAAAGCAAGTAATGTTTACTTATTTGGTAAAAACAAAGAAGACTTTGAGGAGATTATATCTTTAAATACCCCTTCATCTTTAATGAAAATAGAAAATGAATTTAAACAGAAGTGAGGCTAAAACAGTTGAGACTTTATTAAGAACAACCATGATAGGCTCTATATCAAAAATAGAGGATTTGTTCGGGCGGTTTTGGGCCCACGGCACACCACCTGAAGAGAGAACAGAAAAACAAGAAAAACTTTACGAACTTTTTATGGAACTTAGGGAACAGATTTTAGACCTAGGTAATGAACAAATTAGAATACTAAGGAATTTAAATGAGCACTGAAGAAAAATTTGTAGTTAAGATTGGCGAAGAAGATAAGACCTTTATTGTTAAGTTTCCAACTTCTAGAATTGAAGCGGAAGCAAATATGCACGCCAGCCGTGTTTTTTCAAAACTTATTAGGGAAAAGCGGGAGGGTGATGATACTTTACTTTTAAGGAACCAGTTGGATGAATTCCTTAAGGATAAGAAGGTCTACACCGAAGACGATATTAAAGAGATCACTGAAACTAGCAAAGAAGTAACTAGATTAGAAGAAGTAATGGCAAAAGGGGGAATTAAGAAATCTGAAGGGCGGACATTTGCTATCGAACTTCGTAGAAATCGTTATAAGTTGTTAGTAATGCTTTCTAAGAGAATGGAGTATGATAAGAATACTATCGAGCATCATTCTGAAGGGGCCCGCATCAATTACATTATTTCTAAGTGCTTATGTTCTGATGATGGTGTACCCGTTTTTAATAATGTTGATGATTACGAGTTTGATGACACTGGCCTAAAGAACCAGCTCATAGAGCCTATTCGTAGGATTGGGACCATCTGTAGTTCTTATGATACTGACTTTGAAGCTAAATTGCCCGAGAATAAGTTCTTGGTAAAGTATGGTTATTGTAACGACAAGTTTAATCTTGTTGATGCTAATGGGAATTTAGTAAATGAGAAGGGCGAGCGTATCAATGATGATGGCGAACTCTTAGATGAAAATGGTCAAGTTATAGTTGTAGTTAAAGAAATCGGCGAATTCTTAGAAGACTAAAGATAAAATATGTCAGAATTTAATTTAGTAGCTCAGATTAATCTACAGCTTGCACAAGGTGCGAGTGCTAAGGTCATTGCGGAGATTAATAAAAATTTAAATAAAGAGTTTACGGTTAACCCAAAGGTTAAGCCTACGCTCGTTATGAGTGATCAATTAAATAAAGGCATTAAGGATCTTCAGGCGGCTTTTGCTGATAAAACAATAAAGGTGGACATCTCTCAGAAGTCACTAACCGACATAGATAAGTTAGTGGCTTCTTTGCAGAGCATTAGGGATGTGGCGAAGGACTTAGCTAGCATAAAGAACCTTTCTAGTGCTCTTAAGGGTGCGGGAACCTCTTCTACGCGTGTAAATGTTAATAGTCCAAAATCAATTAAATCTACTGAGAAAGCAAGGGCTAAAGAGCTTGAGGATTTACTTGCCAGATTTACCAAATTACAAAATGTATACAAAAGTAATTCTGGTTCTTATATCCCTTTTGCTGCAGAACAAATTAAGGCACTTGTTGATAGATATAAAACTCTAGAAGCAGTTTCTAATAGATTCTTAGCGGCTAATGGAAAGCCTACATCTAATTTAAGTGAGGCCCTTACACAAATACACTCTGCTATAAAGGATATAGAGACAAGAAGTACTTCTCTTGAAAGAAGAGGAATACTTAACGCCAATCCTCAGCTTGAAGCGACCCTAAATAATGCAAGAGATGCTGCTATTGGATTATTTAAAAATTTAGACTCTGCTTCTAAGATCCCTTTATCTGATCAAATTAAAGCGATCAAAGCTCCAATTAATGATGCTACTGCTGCAGCACGACAATATCACAATCTAATAAAAGCAACTAAAATAGATTTATCTAAGGCAGAATCAACCGGGGCTGATCAAGCTATAATAGATAATCTTAAAGAAAGACTTAGGTTATTCAGAGAGGCTAAGCGGGCTTCAACGCCAGTAGACACGTTTGTTAATTCAGATGCTTATCTTAAAAACATAGGATCTGGTTCTAATATTACTAATATAGATAAGGCAGCCAATAATGCCTCTAGATCTATCACTAAACTTGTTAATGATTTAAATAATAATGGTTTGTTCAATAGTACAGGGGCTAGTGCTTTACAAGCTAGTCGCAGAATTGAGATTTTAATAGCTATAACAAAATCCTACATAGATACTCAGAAGCAGGCCGGTAATGCAGATGGTGTTAAAAATATTATTGCCGCTTTAGATCGTCTTGCTAGTCAAACAACTACCGTAAAACAGAACGTTAAAGATCTTAGTAATGTTTTAGATAATCTAAATAATAAACAAGCCTATTTTGATGCTGCTGGGCTAACACAAAGCTCAGACAAGGTTAAGGAAGTTAGGGCTGAAATTGAAAGACTTGTTAAAGCTGGCCAAAACATTACTCCGAATAGCACTGTATTCCAGATAATGAATAACCAGATTGAAAACCTGTCTAAAAATGAGCAGAAGATTTCTAGATTTATATCTAGTATAGATAGACTTAAAGCTTCTATGGAAGCCTCTCTCGCTGGAAGAGAAGACTTTACTGGAGTTGGGGCAGATTTCGCTAAGCTTGAAAGTACGATAAGGGGGAAAGCAGTAGGGGGATCTTTTGATGAAAGAGATATTAAACAATCTCTAACCGAGTCTTCATATAAAATAAGAAGTAAGGGTAAATTAAACAAGATAATGAACGAGTCTCTTGAGAGACTTGATGAGCAAGTATTTAAGAATGGCGGCAAGGAATTCGAGCCAGCTAGACAAGCTTTTCAAACAGGTAGAGCCGAACTAGAGAAATTCTATAAAGGATTAGATCTAACAGACGATAGTCTTGCCGGAGTTGCAAAAAGCACTAAATTAGTTCAACAGCAATTCGACTTTCTATTTTCTAAAGCCAGCATAAGTTCACAGGGTGGTATATTAGGGGCTGTAACTAAGGGCATTGGGCTAGCTGTTAAAAGATTAGGATCATTCTTAATTGCTGCTCGTGGTATTTACGCTGTACAAAACTCCATAATAAACGCTGTTGTTGCGGCAGTACAGTTAGATACAGAATTCACTAAATTAGAGCAGCTTTTTGCCGGATCAGTAGATCTAGTGGGTTCTGTAGATGCTAATATGAAGAGTTTATCTTCTACTATTTTAACACTTGGTAAAAACTACGGTGTAGCATCTACGGAAATAGCAAAAGCAACCGGAGTTTTGGCACAGGCAGGTATAGTTGGTAAAAAGCTTGAAAAAACGATAGGAGTAATCACCTTAGCAAGTTTAGGCCCAACCTTCAAAGATGTTAATGAAATCAGCGAAACCTCTATTGCTGTAATGAATCAGTTTAATCTTTCTGCTGAGGACCTAAAAGACACGCTCGGCGGAATTTCCCAAGTAGCTGCCCAATACCCAGTAGAAGCTGATGGTATTAATAAAGCCATTAGAAGGGCCGGGGGAGCATTTGCTTCTGCTAAAAAAGATGGGCAGTCTTACGCTGATGCTTTGGGCGAGTTTATCTCTGTATTCACGGTCCTTAAATCTAAGACCCGCGAAGCGGATGAAACTCTTGCAACTTCTTTGCGTAACGTATTAACTAGAATTCAAAGATCAAAAACTCAAAAGTATCTTAAAGAAGCTTTCGGTGTAGACCTCTTAGACACTAATAATCAGTTCATTGGTTTTACTGATTCTCTTAAATTAGTTGCCCAAGCGGTTGAAAGTTTAGGAATTAAATCTGGGGACCCTAGATTTGCCAAGTTAGTTGAAGAGCTAGGTGGACAAAGACAGAACGCTAGACTTACGAAGATGTTACAAACTACCAAAGAATTAGACAAGGTTCTCTCCCAGTATAATCTTGGTGGTGGAGTTCTTGATAAAGATGCCGCTATTGCCTTTGGGTCCATACAAAATAAACTTGAAAGGGCTAAAAATGCCGTAGCAGAATTATTCTCAGAAATTAGCCGTAATGAAGGACTTAAAGCCCTCATAGAGCTTTTTGTAATATTAACTAATGCTGTGACCGGGTCTTTACTTGCTATTAAAAGACTTGCGGATTCTTTTGGATTTCTCGGTAATGTATTGATATCTTCAGCTATAGTTGGTAGTTTCTCTAGTCAGATTAGTAAGTTTGGTAAAATCGGAATTACTGGCTTTTTAAGAGGTATTGGGGATGCCCCGAGGTCCGGTGTGGGTATTCCGGGTTTTGCTACCGGTGGTCTAGTTCCCGGAAACAGTACGGGACCTAACGTAGATACAGAACCATATATGTTAGCTAAGGGTGAATATGTAGTTAACAAATATGCTGTAAATAGAGTCGGTAGACCATTTATGAAAGCCCTTAATTCTGGTAAAATAGGGTATGCTTCAGGAGGAAGTGGGCCGGGTGGATTAATAAGCTCTGCGGCCTCAGACAACGGTCTCTCTTTACTTCAGTCTATATTTAAAGACTTAGGATTCGACATAAAAGGCTTGGAGCAAGTTTTAACAAAATTTATAGTTGTTGAAGATGCTAAAGTAAAAGGGGAACCTGTTGGTGGATACTATGATCCGAACGATAAAAGCATAGTAACTGATAAAAAATATAAAGATAATAGCTTTGTACTTAGCCATGAGTTAGGTCACGCTGTAGATTTTAAAGATCCAGCTGTTTTTAAAGACTTGCAGATACCCGGACCAATTAAAGATTATACAGCTAAATATAATAATAATTTCAAAGATAATGATTTATATTCACATCCGGGTGCTATAAAAAATGAAGAAGTAGCTAATGCTATTAGCTTTGCATTTAATAGAGCCGTAGATAAAAGTATAGATGGTATTGAAAACTCACCAGAGCTAGATCAATTTGCAGAAACTCTTACCGCTATAATTGAGCATTCTTTTGGTGTTTCTGTTTCTAAAGTTAGTCTTCCACCAACAAGCATTCCCGACATCGTTAGATCTCAAGGTGGAGCAAGAAGGGCGTCTACATCTAGTAGTTCTGCAGCCCCAAACTTAGATTACACTAAAGGTATTTCACAACAGGATCTTGATTTTATAATCCAAGACCATGAAAGATTTGGAGAGTCCCCAATACCAGTTAGTCTACCTCAATCTCCTCTCGCTCCTAGACCGCTTAGTGGGTCAACAAGAAATTTTAATAAACAAGATAAAGTCTTGGTCGCAGATAAAACACGGGCTGCTATTCAAGCTAAATATGAAGAAGGTGTATCTATAAGTGAGTCTGGTGCTTATGGTAGAAGTATCGAAGTACAAGAAAAAATAGAAAATGAAATTCGTGATAAAAACCATAGAACTCTTGGAAGTGGAAGCAGGGGTAAAAGGGATCGAGATGCTCCTATTAGAACATGGAATAGAGTTGATAGATTAGATAAAGTTGAGAGACCCTACAATCCTGAAACGGGAGACTATAGATTACCTAAAAATACTAATTTTGCCGCGCCTGCTCAACGTCGTGGTACGCGTGGAGAAAGTTTGAGGTCTCCTTTTAATAAAGTAGATTCATCAACTGTCCAGTCACTTCCACCCACTTCAGTTTTATCGCAAAAAACTACTCCAGATAACGGCCTTCCTTTATTAGAATCCATACTTAGAGACCTTGGATTAGATGTTCAAGGACTAGAAAATGTTTTAAGTGACTTTAAACTTACTCAAAAAGCCGTTGTTCGTGGGAAGGAGGTTGGTGGATATTATCAACCCAAAGATTCATCTATAACAGTTGGTGAAAAATATAAAAACGACCTTAGCCTACTTGGTCATGAAGTGGGTCACGCTATAGACTTTAAAGATAAATCAGTTTTAAAAGATATAGATATCCCAGATTCTATTAAAGATTACACAGGTAAACTTACAACAAATAAAGCTTTATACCCAAATGCTAATGCCATAAGACAAGAAGATGTGGCTAATGCCATTACTTTTGCATTTAGTAGAGCTGTAGATAAAAGTATAGAGGGTATTGCAAATTCTCCAGAATTAGATAAGTTTGCTAAAGACTTAAGAGCGATAATTGAAGAACAGATCGGCGTATCTGTATCTAATCTTAAAAACCCAAAAGCAACCTACGATCAAAGTGCTGAAGCAGAAGCTAATAGTTATTTGGAAACTGGTAATACAGCCGATACCATTGCTACTATAAGAAAACAAGGGGGAAAAAGAAGTAGGTCACTAGAAACTAGTAGCACCTTTATACCGCCAAGTACTCTAGACACCATCAGATCTCAGGGTGGGTTTAAACCTCCAACTTTTAGCGGAGGAGGATCTTCGGGCTTTGGAGGTGGTGGGTTCTTTGACAAATTTGGTAAACTTCGTGGTGGTGGCGGCGGTCCTCCGGGTGGAGGCGGTCCTCCGGGTGGAGGCGGTCCTCCGGGTGGAGGCGGTCCTCCGGGTGGAGGCGGTCCTCCGGGTGGAGGGGGTCCTCCGGGTGGAGTGGGTGGAGACCTAGCCGCATCAGCTGGTGACCTCTCTGGATTATTTGCTAAATTGTCTGGCAACTTAGGTGGTATACTTAAAATTGTTGGCCCGTTGGGTATTTTCCTAGGGTATTACGCAAATGAGTCTAAAGAAGCTAGTGAGAAAATACAAGTACTTACTAAAGCTTTTGCTTCAGCCGCAGCTGCTGTTTTCTTATATACCACAGCTACTAATGCTATAGGTAAGAGTGCTGTAGGCGGTAATTTAAAAAACTTTTTTGATAAGTTTAAGAAGAACCCCATAACAAGTGGCCCAATTGGAACAAAACTTTCTGATTTATACAAATTAAGAGACGCAAAGGATTCTCGTAAAGCTACAGGATTTTTAGGCAATACTTTTCTCGGCACTAAGGATAAATTTTCTGGTAAAAGAGCTATTCCAGATATTTTAAAACCTTTTGAAGCAATTGGGAGTAAAGTTAGTGAGCTTGCTAGTAAGATACCAACCCCTAGCAGCATTGGTTCTGCTAAAGATGCATTAAATCCTTTTGAGAATCTTGGAGCTGGCGTTTCTAGTTTAGCTGAAAATATTGGCCCTCAAGGTATTGGTGCAGCTATAGTGGCAACCACTTTTGCATTACAAGGTTTAGCACAGTCCTCAATAGACGCTTCTAAGAAAATATTAGAATCTGCTACAACGGATGAAGATGTTTCCGAACAGTTAGCTAACATTAAAAAGAAAGAGGCTTTATCTCGTGCAGCTGGAGCCATTGGTAAGATAGGTGGTGCTACTGCTGCTGGTGCATATGCAGGAAGCTTTATCCCCATTCCCGTAGTTGGTACAGCGATTGGGGCTGGTTTAGGAGCGGTAGCTGGTATTGTAGCGGTTGCTCTAACCGAATTAGACGGGACTGGTCTAGGACAAAAGATTGAAGATTTTACTAAGTGGGTTTCTGAGTGGGCAAGTGCTCTTGGTGACGTGATTAGTGTAGGTATTGACAACACTTTTCAAGGTATTGATATTATTCTTTCCTCTATTGGCCTAGGTCCAGATAAAGCAAGATTAGACAAGGAAAATGCTTTTAATCAAAATCTATATGGATCTGGTAAGAACTTGAATGTATTCAATAAAAATGTAAAAAAGAATGGTGTATCAATTCAGGCTCAGGCTCAACTTCTTGAGGCAGCTTCTCAGATTCAAGACTTAACAACTGATTATAGTAAATTAGACGATGAGAAAAAGGCCCAAGTAAAAGATCAGGCCGAAAGACTAAAGTCTATGCTAGATTTAGCTGGACCATTGCGATCTGCTAAACTTTTAGAGGCTGCTAAATTAGCCGGTACGGATATAGCTCGAATATTTGATACTATTGGTATTGAATTTGATGAGGTAGAAGCTACTGCCGCTAGAGCCTTAGACGCTTTACCTCTTAGCTTCTTAAAAATTGAAAGCCTTAATAAAGATTTGACTAATGCTATAGATGGGGCAAATGTTAGTACTGAAAGTTTTTCTCAAATAGCAGCGGGAATAGCTGGAGAAGGTAATACTGGGGCAATCCCAAGTGGTGCGTTCGATATTTATAAACGCGGTGGAGATATACTTGGGCCAGCTAGAGATAATTTTGACGAACAGCTCGCATTGTTTAAAAAGTTTAGCCCAGAAGGTTCCTTTAATGCCGATGTAGAATCCAAGGGTGCTAGAGCAATAACTGGTCTTACAAAAGATGTGGTCAATGAGCAAATAAACTATGGGGATGGTGGTGCAGAAAATGTTCGTACAGCACTAATAGGGGCTTTTGGTAAGTCTATTGCTGATGCTCCCAAAGAAGTACAAGATAGGTTAGACAACTTATTTTCTGATTACATTCAGAATGTAAAGACCGATTTAAACGATGGAGAAGATACTGATAAAATATCAGGAGTACTAAGTGGGTTTACTGAAAGCTTAAATAAGGGTTCCATTGATCTTTTACAAAAGTACGCCGAGTCTAACAATCAATTCAAGCAAGCTATGGATGGAGTTATTAAGAGAAGAATAGCTTACGAGGATAGTATTACCAATTTGTTAAGTGCTAATATAGATAAGCAAAAAAGTCTTGTAGAATTAAGAAATAAAGTACAAGGTAAAGTTGATACAGATATAACTCTTGACCAAGCTAGAGGTTTTGATTCTCAAAAACAAGAATTATTACTTAGGGGTACTGGATTAAGCGGAAATTCGACTGTTGATGAATTACGACAAAAATACACTGATCTCGGTGATGTTGGCGGAAAGAATCCAGTAATACAAGGTTTTAAGGATAATATCATAAAAGCTCTTGAGGGCATGGCTAATGGCACTGATGCCTTTACCACATCCATGAAAGATTTTGAAAAAGCTGCAGAAAAGTCCAAAAAGGCTACAGAACTACTTTCTAACGCTTTACTGGGTACTGATGAAAATCTAATTAATACAGTTAAGGGGATTGCAGCACAAGCAGATATAACAAATTCTAGAGACCCAGTTGAAGCTTTTCTTAAGTTGCAAAATCTAGATGAGGGGACTAGGGCTGCTGTAAATCAAAATCTTCAAAATGATCCAGAGGGGGCAAGAGCTTTCCAGCAAAGACTTGGAATAGCACCTGCGGCGGTAGCTGTTCCAGAAGCTAGGATCGCTATAGGTGAGACAAATAACCAGATAGCTGCAAACAATGCTTTGGCTAGTATAAATCAAGATCTATCTAATCAGATGGGCGGCTTAGCTGGAGCTATGATACAAAATAGACAATCTTTCGATCAATTTGCTTTACAGGTTAATAATTTTGCTGGAGCCGCTAATAACCTAGCAAACAATCTAACCAATATTCCACAGAACATAGCTCATACACACACGTTTACAGTAAGCCCAATTCAGGTATCGTTTACAGGAGCGGACGGACTAGCTAATTTAACTGGGCCAACTAGAGAGGCTGTGGACTCAATAGTATCTAACAAGATTAATGAGTTTGCAAATAACTTAAGACAAGACAATAGGGGTTTGACAATTAGTACAATATCTCGTAACACGGCGACCGCTTAATATGTCAAAAGTATCATATGATTCAAGTGTAATAGCACCAATAGAAGCCGTAAGTATAGCTTACAATATTACCCATAACGAAAATGGTGACAGAATAAGTGTACTATACGATATAAACCTACGTGGTAAGCTTCTTTCTAATTATGGTTCACCTGATCCAAATGGGACGTTTTTAGAGCCAGCAACAGAGTGTCAGGTAATAGCTAACACAGGTGTAAATGATACTAATTGGCTGGAATCATTACTTAACAAGAGATGTGCTGTAAACAACCTATTTAAGAATGATTACAAAAAACTATCAATAGGTACAGTTAGCTCTGGTAGTGATCTCACTTGCTACCCTAGGGTTGTATCATTGTCTTTTGAAGAGAGTGATAATCCTCAATATTGGCCCTTTACAGTAAACTTGCAAGCAGACAATCTTTTCTGTAACGGCTCCGCTGTTGAAACTACTGGTGGACCAAGACTTAAAACTTTTAGTGAGACTTGGGATTTTAGTTATGATGACGGGGCACTTACTAGAGAATATGGTGACAATAGATTATATAATGTAACTCATTCAGTTAGTGCTCAGGGTCTTAAGACCTACGGTAGTACTGGTAATATATTATACAGTGGTATAGATGCTGCCCGCCAATATGTTGCTTCTAAGATAGGGGTTAACGCTACCCAACCAACTCTAGCAATTAGTGGTTTTCAAGCTTATACCACTAAATATAATTATGTAGACGTACACAATGTAGACACACAAGCCGCCATCTATGGCGTGAATGAAAGCTGGATATACCACACTGGTAATTACACTGAAGAGTACACAATAGAAAGTAATACATCAAATAGTAAAAGTTGTCCGACAGTTTCTATTAATGGTACTATTACTGGGTTGGGCGAAAGAAGCTTGACCAGTGGAACAATGATAAGCTCTAAGTATGATAATGCTAAAACGTATTGGGATACACTGGGGGCTTCTGGTTTAAAAAGTAAGATAGTTGCAAAATTAGGCGGTACTTATTACGATGTTCCAACGTCTACTAGTTTTACTGCCGCCCCAATAGCTGGAACTATTAGCTACAATTATGAGTTTCAGGGCGGCCCTACAAAGCAATTACCCGAGGCAAACTGGGAAAATATAACAGTTTCTAATACTTTTAGTGAAGACATTTATGCAACCGCCACTATCTTGGGCGGTGGAGAAATAATACAAGTAGTTAATGGAGGCGGGTTTTATAAGCTATATAAGACTTCTTTAACAATAGATGCTACATATCCTTGTAGCACTGGTATACATAAATTAGGACCGAGATTTACCCCCTCTTTAAGTAGTAGTATTCAATCTGTGGTAAATTCTTATAATCCCCTTCTTTCAATTAGTGGCGTAGGATATCAAGTGGTAGATTCTCAGAATGAGGCATGGAATGCTTATGACTCATCTTATAATCTTAGCATCACTTGGAACTGGCAATATTTAGGAGTGTGTTCTTGACCAAATTTATGAATTCGTCAATAGTTAGCTATTCTCAGGCTGGTAATTTTGAGGGGTCTGAGTTAACCTGTGAAGTAAATCTAGTGGATTGTGCCATAGAAGGGGATTCTTTTACTCCCCCAAGTATAGGTACGCCAGTGACTTTTACTTACGACGGTGTTAGCTTCATTGGTTTACTAGATAGATATTCTAGATCTCATAGTACTTCTGGATATCCAGAGTACACCGTGCATCTTACTAATGGGATTTTCTTATTAGAAGGTGTAAAAATAATACTAAATGATTATTTCGGAGCCACTAGCGCTGTTCCCAATCTTGTAAATGTTTTTGGGTACTTAGAAGACCTATCGGGATTTGGGGGATCAGAAGTAAATAGTGCGGGTATATCTTGGTCTTTGATCGCCTCCTCTTTAACAACCTTATTAAATGATTCAACTGGCACTGATTACGGTGGGGCTATTTTACATAAATCTTTTAAGTATGGTATAGATATATCCGCACTTCCGGCTATCCCAGCCTACTACAGAATAAATTCAGAAAGTATTTCTTTACTGGAGTTTATATCTGAAGTTTGTGAGGCTGGCGGGCATAATTATTTTATTAGAATGGAATCTGCTCCATTGCTTAGCGGGTTAGATGCTGTGTTCAAGCTTTATACAATAAGTAGACTAAATGAGCCAGTAGGCGGGGCTGTACAGTCTTATATAGAGTCTGCATCATGCGTGACTCAGAAGGAGGTTGGTGAAGAGCTAAGAAAAGACTCCACAAGTAAATTCGTGGTTGGGGCCAATGTAGAAAGAATGTGGTTTGTTGAAAATGACCTAGATTTAAGTAGCGTTATTTCCGGTGGTATCACAAGTGATGAGTACGCCACTTTTAACGTATTACCATACTTTGGAGTGGACACAGATGGTAACTATATAGTCGGATACACACAAGAAGAGGAGCCCGATGAATATTATTTTGATATAGATATTCGTGATGTTGGAAATGAAAACCTTGGGGACACCTATACCACTTGTTTCGGAGAAATGAAAGCCGCGAAGAACGGCAGAGAGTCTTGGGAGAGATATCTTTCTGAAAGATCTTGTAATAAATATCTACTTTTACCAGAAGCTTTTTGTGGTACTAGCCCTGTTGTAGCACGCCCCTTTGTAGTCCCAGTTCCAACAGGATCAGCTTTTGTTGGTGGCCACGCATTACCATTCAGTGGTGGTTCAGAATACGGTGATATTTATAACGGGTTTCAATTAATGCCTGTATCAAAATTCGGGTACTCACTTGCTGTAAGTAAGGTACAAGCTAGCAGTTTTGGGATAACTACTCCAATTGGCTTCAATATTGATTTGTATTACGGAGAAGAGGGAACTGTTAGGAATGGTAACACAAATTCAATTCCAGATAGCTACACATCTGTGGCTAATTCATGTGCTGTAAATTCTTATCCATCTGCTGGAACTATCCCATACTTTAACCTTTATTATCCGTCTAGCAATACTCCAAATTTATATTTTTTACGAGCATTTCAGATAGGTGCCGTGTCAGCTTGGTCTGTTCCATATGCCAGAATGTTTGAGTCTGATCTTTATGATTTAACAGTTTTACCTGCAGCTCCAGCTGTTGATAAAGTGTTTTTCCAAAATATATATAATAGATTTAAAACAAGTCTTGGTGGTAAGGATGGTTTTGCGACAGCCGTCTCCTCTTTATATAATGCAAAATTATCTAATAGGTTCGAATACGTAACCAATGATGTAAACAAAAAAGCTAACTCACTTTACAAAAAGATAAAAGATCTAGCTGATAACTATTATGGCAAAAGATACTTGGTTACAATACCATCAACCTATGCTGCGTACGAACCAGAGTCTAATCAGTTAAGATTAAGTCAAGTGCCTAGTGATGCAGGCTACATAGATGAGAGTGTGTGGAGTACGGCATATGCAAATGGTTTAATTCCTGAAATAAGTGGATTAAATGTGCTTCTTACTCCAGACGAAAGGTTTTACCCATTTGTTAAATATGAAGATGCTGTTACATTAGATCCAAGTGGTAACCCACGTAATGTGCCGTATAATTATAGCAGCATTTCAGAATCTGATAAATATCTTGGTAATCCTATTCCTGCTATTGGAGATGGAACGCCAACCGCAACCGGTGATTATAGGGTTTTAGATTTATGGGTTAAGTGTTCAGTTTCTGACAATATACTATATAGAGATAATACGACACTGTTAGGCCCGCGTGCAATCTTAGATATTCCCGGATCAGTAACCCATGACCCAATAGGTAACTATGGCTCAGTACAAGCCTTGTATTTAGCTGTCACTAGATATGCAAAGGGTCCAGCGGGAGCATTTGCTGCAGATGCCGGATTTACAAATACTGCTTTAAGTAATCTATTAAATCAACCCGGAATAGACATTCAGGACTTGGGAGATGGAAGTACGCCCGTAGTTGCTAATTTATTTTCTATTCCACTTAAGAGTAATGTATTATGTTATGGCCCGTGGTATATAGCTGGTGCTAATGGGCCTGTGCAATACGAGAAGAATAACGATTTAGCTCCGTGGAATTATGGAGGATACACAGCATTAGACAGTGCCGGTTTTTCCCGAGTAAATGATGGGGTTACAAATCAAACTTTTGATGAAACTGGGTCTGTAACTGTGGCTGGCTCTCCAACCTTTTCAATTGGTGATCAACTTATAGGCGGTGGACCATACATAACAGATATAAATGTTAGTGTAGGAACCAATGGTATAAATACACAGTACAGCTTCCAATCTTGGTCTTCTCAGCGTAGATTGTCAAAGTTGAGTAACTTTAACTCTGAGCGAATCAAGAGGCTCTCAGACACAAGTAGGGGCCTTAGAAGGGCATACAGAGAAGGAGTGTCAAACGGGATATGGAAAAATCCGGGGCAGTTTTACAATGATCTAAAGGGTAGATTTGTCAACCTAGAAGAACTACCAAGAAGAGACAAAGGGACCACCTCCCATGATATTATTTCCGGGACTACAAATGGGTATGGATCTAATGTAGTGATCCAACCAGCCTACAATGCTGGTGTTCAAATGGACGCTGATTATGAGAATAAGGCATTTATGAGCTTAGATGGATTATTTAGGCCATATTCCAATTTGCCGAATGATAAATTGAGTAGTCTTACTTTTCCAGAAGATACTGGTGTTATAAATAGCAGCTATGACCTATTCCCACTTAGGGCTGGCCATGACATAACTATAGTTGCGGGGTCTACTGGTACTCAGGCCGGTGCAGATGGTATGGACCCAGACATATTCGTAAATGAGAGTGGTGTACCAGAGTATCGAGGTATGGCCCTTAAGGGGCCGGTCGTTATTCAAGGATGGGGTAATGATATAAATGATGATCCAGTGCCAGCCCTAGAGGATGAGGATGGTCAACTTATTTTAGACGAGGATGGTAATAAACAAAGAGCTTGGGATTATCTTTATAACCCTAAAAAATGGAAGACTGGATTACTTGATATTAAATGGGATGAAGGAAGAGGGGTTTGGACCGGAGGTGCTGCTGGCGGAGGAGAGGAAATATGGTTTACAATAGATTCAGTTGATTGCTATGATGACGGGTCTATGATTCTTACCGTGGTAGCTATTTGGTATACTGGCGGGTGCGAAAAGGCTATACCCGGAGAAGACTCATACGGCTTCATACAGGTTGAAGATGTGTGTTCTATTTTAAGCTTTTATACGGCTGATTTTTTAATAGGTAAAACAGGAAGAGCTACTTATATGTATCCAAGAGATGGTTATTGTGAGCCTAAATGGCTTATTGATACTTTGTGCGGCAGCCCTCAGTGTGGGGGTAGCTAATGGGCCCTATTTATTGGCAACCTCAAGCAGACACGCATTTACAGAAGTGCTCAGAAACCAAACTTGATTCTTGTGGTGGGAATTCTACTGCGGAGTGTTGTGCGGTGGTTTTATGCAACCTATGCCTCAGACTTGAAATCTATGGCGAAGATGACGAACTCGGAACAGCAACCCTAAACAAAGAGTCTGGGATTTGGGTTGGCTCAGTTGGAGGATTTGACTTTGAAGCTTGGTGGGAGAAAAACCTTTATTCTGACCAGTGCGAATTTATAGTTGAATTTAACGGAGTAGAAGTTTATAGGAAATCTTGTTATGAGGGCCAATCGTGTAGAGATTCTAGCGATTCCGCCGGAGTTACTATTGGGTATGATGAGGGCACTTTAACTTGGAGTAAGCTTGAACCCCGTACGTTACCCTACGTCGTTCCAGAAGGTGAATGTCGGACATGGTTCTGCGGTGACTGTGAATGCACCTGTGAATGTCTTTGCGTCACGATAACTTCTCCAGATTCAGTGATCTGCAAAGGAGAAGCCTGCGTTGGGTCTTATGACGACACTTGCGTTGGGCCGGTCTGGTCAACCGAGATCGAATGCGACGGCGAGACTTACGATATCAGTATTGCGTTGGGCCGGAATGAATACGGTCAGTGCATTTTGTACGGAACCAGCGGGTACGATGATCTGGAAGAAATCGTCGTATCGGATTGCCAATCGCTCGCGGCGTCGTGGCAGATTGGGTATGCTACGATCGAGGTGAAGTGCAAGGGGTGTGAGTGTGAAAAAGAATCGCTTACAGGTTGCTGCGTCGAAAAACGATCATGTAACGTAGGCGATCCGCCAATCAAATTGATGATTCAGTTGACTGCATACTACCCATCTAACCCACCAATCGCTCAGTCGGACTGCTTCAGTGCCACATTTCCGCTTGAGGAGGGGCTTACCTGTGTGGATGTTTCTGGGACTGGGGCTGGGACTCCGGGCTCTTGGGGTACTGCTACACAGGGAGTGTACGGGCACGCTTGTAGTTGGTGTGGTTTCAACTACAAGACTGCATTCACTGTTGCGCTCACTTGCGGGGATGGCACCCCCGGAGAAGATGGCGGACCCAGACCGTGGCTTTTACACTTTAACAACACACAGCAGGACATTGGCCAGACGTGTAATTTTCATCCGAACGACAACCAGCCAACCTACCTGCGAGCACTTTCGTGCGATCCGATATTGCTGAGCGGCGATTTCTCACCGTGCCTCGATTACCCCAACGACATGTGCATCATCCGTTGCATCAACGGTGACTATTCTCTACATGCACCAGTGTGTCTCCACATTCTGGTCTACGAGGTGCCATGATGGAAATTCCAGACGCATGGCGAAAGGAAATCGAAGCAGGAACTGAATTTGGAAGGAGGGCTGGAAGGGCGATTGCAAAGGTTGAAGTAGAGATTGCAAAAGGACCAAAAAAGCATCCGACATCTCGCTCCCCACTCTACCCTGCAAGACCACGCGAACCAGTCGGCACCGCACTCGCCGCAAAGATCACCGGCCTACTCGGCATCAAAGCGGGCAGCGGGTGCAACTGCAAAGACCTTGCCGCCAAGATGGACGATTGGGGCATTGAAGGTTGTGATAAAAAGCATCGCGGTGAAATCATAGACGCCTTAGTAGCCAATAAAGACATGTTAAGTGGATCTTTAGCTAAAGCTGCAGTAGTATACACTAAAGACGTAGGAATTATAGAGGCGGCTAAATTATCTACTGGATTAATTTGGTCTTGGCTAAAAAGAGAAGACGCTGAGACCGAAGCTTTAGCCGCAGGGGCCAATTGGTTGTTAAATAGTGCTATAGAGGAAGTTAGGTCGTCTATCGCCTTAAACCCGCCAGTTGAAAAAGTCAAGATTAAAATAAGTGATAATAAGCCGATTAGATCAAGTAGTGGGTCTAAGGGTGTAAAAGAACAACAGGCTAAACAATCACGCCCAAAAGCAGAAATTATTAGAAGGCATGGTGGAGGTTCCGTAAGGGCTGGTGGAGGAGTCAGAGGGGCGTTTACACAATCAGAACAACCTAGGTTTGTGAGTTCTGCTCAGTTACAACAAGACATATTACTTCTATTGTCTAAGATTCCGTCTGACGTAACTGCTATAGCAGGAGTGGCAAGATCCGGATTAAGCGTAGCCACTATGCTAGCCATGTATCTTCATTTACCGATGATAACAATTCGTCAAACGATGAATGATATCGTACCTACAGGTAATGGATGGAGAATCGGAGGTAGTAAACACGTCAACCCAAAACTTGACAAAATTTTAGTTGTTGATGATACAGTTATGACTGGTAATTCCCTTAAGGCGATTCGCCCATTAGTTAAAAGAGAGCTAGGCAATGCTATTTACGCAGCTGTGTATGTAAACCCTTTAGCTCTAGTAAAGCCCGATATTTGGGCGGTTGATTTGCCGTGGCCCCATATATTAGAGTGGAATGTCTTTAACTCCATTCTTTCGCCCTCTGTTGCGGTAGATTTTGATGGAATTTTATGTAGGGATTGCCCTGCTGGATCAGATGATGATGGACCTAAATACTTAGACTTTATTAACAACGCTAAACCTCTTTATGTTCCTCGTAGAACTACTATTCCTATGATTGTTACAGCTAGAATAGAAAAGTACAGAGGCCCAACTATGGGATGGCTAAATAGGCACGGAATAAAAACACATAATTTAGTGATGCACCAAGCTAGCACTCTTAAAGATAGAGAGAAATGTGATATACCAGCTTATAAAGCAACCCATTATATGAATTGGGCAAAAAAACACAAGGCTTCCCCCGGACCTATAATGTTTATGGAATCTGAGGACTGGCAAGCGAGAAGAATAGCGGAAATTTCTAAATTAATGGTGGTGTGCCCTCATACAGCGAAAGTATATTAATGGAAGACTTTGGTGTAGCCTATATTCATTCTGGTGGTGTATGGTCAGATATTTGCGAGATTAGTAAGTCAACACTCCCTAAGGGTACGTCTATTACTACAATTTTATCTAAAGACCATAAAGATCATTTAGTCAAAAGGTTAACATTGTGTGACAACTTACCATACAAAAGAACATTATATTTAGATTGTGACACTGTATATTGTGCCGACCAATTTCCGGAGTGGGTTTTTAACATGGAGTTACACACAGGTGTTGGAATGTCGGCTTGGCTTATAGCGAACCAACTGTGGTCTTGGCCATCATCTTGGGGGCAATATTTAGGGGCTAGTATTTTAGAACTACCCCATTGGTTTAGGGTGCCAAATGCTGGGTTGATGTTAATTGAGGGCCATTCATCCAGTATGTTCAAAAGATGGTTAAATGAATGGGAGTCTTCATCTATTCCATTGATTGAGCCTACCTATATTGGTGCGTTTGGTGGTGAGCCCACACAAATGTTTGATATTATTCCGCCGAGCTTTCATATCCCCTCAACCAACGTAAAAGAGGAGTGGGTAAAATTGCCCAATTATTACTTCATACATGCTATTACTAATTCGAACAATAAAACCAAAGAAATGGAACGAGTTTTATCGTTTTTAAGGGAAGTTAAATGACTAGAGAAGAAATTATAGGGGCATGTTACCAAATACCCGGAATGATGTGGCCCATTGAGCTTGGGTGGTTATATGATACATTTAAAAACTCTAAAACCCATGCAGAAATCGGTTCTTATTGCGGGAAATCCCTTATTGCGTCTATGGGGTCAATGTCTAACGCAAAAGTATTGAGTGTGGATAATTATAGTATATTAAAAAATCCGCAGTGGGGGAAAGATGTATTTAAGGCGACGGTTAAAGCCTTTAAGCCACAAGGTGTAGAGATAGCTTATTACGAGGGGCACTCTATAAACTGCTCTAGAGAACAGTATAAAAACGGGTTAAGATTTGATTCTATTTTTATTGATGCGTGTCATGAATATGCTGAGTGTAAAGCTGATATAGAGGCTTGGATCCTGCTAGTTAAAAAGGGGGGTATTATTGCTGGACATGACTATTGGGCAAAAGACGTCGGTGTAATGGATGCTGTAAATGAGGTATTTGAAGGTAAAGCAATCATATTTGAGGGATCTAGAATATGGAGCTATAGACTATGAGTGAAAAACCAACCTTTGTACAAAAACTTATATCTTTTAGTAAAGCTATTAGTGTTCATACATTATCAGGACTTAAAACAGCCTCTGAAGAAGAACAGGTTAAAAGGGCGGAGGTATGCGGGGCGTGCCCCGAGCTAGATGAAGAGAAGTACGAGTGTAAAATTTGTAAATGTAGATTACAATTGAAAATATCATGGGCCACGAGTAGTTGTCCAATTGGGAATTGGAAAGAGGAAGTTTAAATGATAAAGAAGTGTTACGGCCTAAAATCTTCAGTAAGATCTAAAAATAAATTAAAGAAAACAAGAGAAGAAAAAGAGTGATAAATATGACAACTAATTTTACAGAAGCTAGATTAATAATTTGTAATGCTTGTCAGTTCAACATTAACGGCGACTGTGCCTTTTCAGGAAAGGAAGTCTTAAATATAACCGCAACAGAAGAGGAGACCTGCCCTGCTGTGCCCAGCAGGTGGGGTAGTTTATCTACTCCAACAACTGGGCAAATCGTAAATCAGGGAATTTGTATACCGTGTAGTAAGAGGTAGTAATTATTTACCCTGCTGATAATTATTTACAAAAGCAAAGAAGAGTCGCCCTTCCGACATCGGTATCTTTTCCAGTTTATTACTTAATCCAAACTCTTTACTAACAGTATCTAAATCTAGCTTTAAAACATTTATTTTTGCACTTATGAAATTACAGAGCTGAGTTGTTATTTTAGAATTATCTGCGGCTGGTTCTTCACCTTTTTCGTCATATCCGCTAATTCTCTCTTCTGCGGATAATACATTTATACAGAGAGCCTTTTTAAATGCTCTGGAGGCCGCTTTTGTTTCAGCTGACGCCGCAGGATGGCGTCCATACGGGCTCTTAATATCCTCTATGCAATCTGCACATCCACCAAAAATTCGGTATGAAGCAGTTGAAGGTGCGTTGGGATTAAACCAAATTGGCCTGTTAAGCGTCCAGTCGAACGTTACCTCATAGACTATGGTGGTGGCCCTACCCTCATTTGTTGGTATCACAGACAACATACTCGGGCCAGACTTTACTATTGGTCCCAGTAGCAGTTGAGCCACTCTTCGTAGACCGTGACACCTAGGATATCCATCTAAGGTTTCACTTGGTTCCATTAGGCTTATCACATATTCCTGCCACTCTGGTGAGCCGTACTCGGGCAAAGCATCAGCTACTGTAGTTCCTTGCTCAACGGTTTTTTCTTCACTTTCTGTAAACTCGATATCAAAAGAAGAGGTTTCAACGGCCCTAACCTTTTGTTCATACACAATCTTTAGCTCCCCTTTAGACAACTTAATCACCTCTTCTTCGCTCATCCCCATATCCAATAATGACGAGCGTAGCTCATCGACTTTAGTTGGTACAGCCATTTACAATCTCCTCTATGTTAACTTCTGATATAATTAATGGTCTTCGCCCACTATATTCTTCAATTTTATCAGCATGTGATTTGCTCCTACAAAGAAGCACGTCCGCTGAATTTATGGCGTCCAATGAGAATTGGTAACTCATTGATTTAGTGTGCCAATTTAAATCATATAAGTAAAATATCTTTTTATGATTTGTAGTTAAGTTTTTAAGATAAATAAAATCTTCAAAACAAGTGTATAATATTACATTATTCCATTGACTCCATAGGTTCATCATTGGGAACACTGGTAACTTTAGGTTGTGGGGTTGTAGTTGCGGACAAAAGATGGTTGGGTTCAACTTTTTTAGTAGATTTGTTATCTCTAATAGCTTTTGGTGTGGCTTCAGGTGTCTTAATATTAGGCAAAACATGTTCTACTTCCATTGAAAATAAGTTAATAATTGATTTTTTAGCAAGCTTTTTGGCCAATCCAAGATTTCCCGCATTTCTTAGGATGACGTGATCATAGGATGGTTTGTCTAATTTAATACTTGATGCATCAATATTCCAAGGTGTAACTTTAGAATTGGGAACAATGTTTCTTCTAAAAGAGAAAGCTAGCCTATTCACTTCTTGTAGGGTAACCTTACAGCCGTGATTTGCCAAGTGCTCAGACACCAGACCAATTCCACCATTTAGATCTAATACAGTTTCATCTTCGTTAATATGATCAAGTAAAACTAGATATTCTTTTTCTAATGGAACACCTCCAGCTAGTTTAGTCTTTTCAATTTCAATTCTTGGTATTGGTTTTTTCATGGTTTTCTTTCGTGAAGTTTATGACACCCTTTAAGGCGTCGGATAGTTCGTGTTCACCAATTAGGGTGAGTATTTCTGATAAAATGATTGTGTGTGAAAAATCCCAAGCAAGAGATACTTGCTCTGCATGTGGAAATATGTTCGCGGTAATTGTTTTAGATAAAGGATAACACTTTGGAAATTCTCCCTGAATAATACAAGCTTTACCCATGAATAAACCCTTTAGGGCTTCTTCTATTGAGGTTGTTGCCACCACTTTAGCATGTGAATAAAAATAAGGAGTCATTCTTTGCGGGAAGAATCTGTCTAATTCATCAACACAGTATCCCGGTCCCATAATTTTAGTATTACCAAGACAGCGTAGCTGGTTAATAAAATGGATGTGTTCATTGTGCCCATTATTAAAGTAGGCTATATCGCAAGCCGGGATTTTTATCCCGGTTGTTTTATTTAGTACTGACATTTCATCTAGTAGTGCTACTGGTAAGGTATACGCGTAATTAGGAAAGGAAAGATCTGGAGCAACAAATTTAATATCCGGGTATTTTTTAGAAGCCTCAATTGCTTCTTTCGTATCACTTGTTATGATTACATCTGGCTTACCGTGAGATAATTGAAACACGCTGAGTTTTTTATATACAAACTCTATTCCGACATTGTTTAGATAATCTCCAGAAAATCTAAGTTTATGCTCATTTGTTGCTATAGTTAATGATGTATTAATATTGATGTACTTTCGTCTAATATTGCTTTTGTTTTAATATCAGTGAATAACTCAAATGTGAATTTATTCTTATTAAATACTTTAGTAGTATTTCTTTTTCTTATTCTATAAATATCGTTTGTATTTATGTAATACATACCAGTTAAAGAGTTTTCTACATTGAAGCTAAAATCTTTTATTAGACCCTTTTCTAGGGTAACTCCTACGTAATCTTTATATTTATTATTTTTTATGAAGATTTTGCTATACTGATTTTTCTTACTTAAAAGGTATTTAAAAGTATCTATCGTCGGTATGAATGCGGTGTCTATAAATACAACGTGGGGTGATCTTAGGGCGTTTAGACACAAACGTAGATCCTCTGATGAGTTACTGAATTCGTATAAAGTATTTTCAATAATAGAATACTCTTCTTTTCTTTCATGTTTAACAAAATCATTATGATCAATTCCAGTAGATATTAATATCTCTGGATTTTCACACACTGAATTTATAACATCTAATTGGTATTCAAGTATTTGTGATCCGTTAAAATTGGCTAACAAGGGAGACCCGTTTACTTTAAATCCGCCCACTGGATGGGACGCCACTAAGATAAAGCCAATATTCTTAAAAATTGGTTTAATTTTATTCTTCTTGGGCTGCGGATAGGTCTTTTGCTTCCCACTGTATATATAGCTATGCATTTATTCCTCACAGTAAGAGTATAATGATTCTGGTACGTGAGAGAAAATGAGATTGTTCTTGTACACTATATCTTCTAAAGATTTACAGTTTTTGATTGGTGAAATCTTAAAGAATAAGTTTTTGCCAATATTTACCCTTGCGTCTGTTATTGAAGCTAAATATTCTAATCGCTTATCATGTAGTTGTATATTAGAAGACACAGTATAATCAGAGTAATATCCATTGTTTTCAGTTTCTAAAGGTATTTTATTTATTGTTGTTTTAGGGTTCATAAAATAAATAGAGGTAAACCCATTTGATACAGCATATTTAATGCATGACTCTATTTGTGTTTCTTCTTCGCACACTAGGGTATTATGGGCTCCTACGAGCTCCGTACTACAAAGGATATAAGGAAGACCGGTTTCCGTAACAGATTCGAGCCCTATTGGTTCGTTGCCAAGTATTGCTATTAATGTTTTCAAATCTTTTCCGCCTCAATTGTAAATCGTACTTCATCCTTATCAATGTAAATGTGGTTTATTTTCATACCCAAGGATTGAATAATTGTTTTTATGATTTGTAAAGAATGTAGCGATGTAAATTTGGGATCATAAAACAGTAGAGTGTTAATCTCTTTTTCTGTAAGATTTCTAGCCGAAACCTCTTTTGCCAACAAATACACATCCACACCACCAATAATTAGTTTTCCTCCCGGAGAAAGAAGATGGGCGTACCCTTTTATATTATCTGCTACTTCTTCTGTTTTTAAGTAGTTTAATCCAGTTGGTGTATAAATTTCATCCACTTGTCCAGCGTAAGCTGTGTGTTCTATGTTACTGGGATCGGTATATGTAAAACCCGGTAAAGTTGCAGTTTTTTCTAAGTTTATTCTCAACTATATTCCTTTATTAAAAGGTTCCATTTATTAGTGAAACTTGCATGCGAGAAGTTTTCTACTATTATTCTACGGCTATTTTGCCGTAGTATATTTAACAGTTCTTCATTAGCTAGTAACTTTTTAACAACCTCCCCCTCTTGCTCGGGATAATTCTTGTTATAAAGAACACCATTATACATGTGTTTCACGATATTATTTACCTCATAAACATTTGGGGACACCACGCAAGCACAAGATGCCATTGAGTCTAAAATTGGATAAATACAGTTAAAATCATAAGATCTATTTATGTATAGTTTTTGTTGCGGTTTACCCTCAAGTCCGCAAGGTTCTATTATAGTTGGATCTATACACTCCCATGAGTTACTATGATCCCTAGAAAGAAATATGTCTACTTCTGAATAGGTCCCGAACAATTTATCCAAATCCCCCCTAATGGGGGTTTCGTGATATAGTGAAAAGAGGGGCTTATTATACTTCTCAGACAGTGCTTTTAAAATGCCATAGTGGGCTTTTTTATTTTGAGAAAGAATAATATCTGGGCGAATATCTGGGGTTAAATCATGTAAAATCATATGATTATCGGGTAATTTACGATTTACCTTTTTTGATCCATTGCACGCATATATGATAAATGTGGCGTCAACATCTCCCAACCTAACCTGATATTCTAGATTCTCAAAAATGGTCAGAATAACTGGTTTTTGATTAAATGTTTTCACTACAATCCTTATGCTTAAAGGGTTTTAATTGCCCTGCTCTTTTCCCAAATTTAAAAGTAATGCCTAGATTGTTTGGGCGATTCCTTAAGGAAAGTATGGGGGCGACCACCTGCTCACCATTTTTATTTACTGTGCTTCTATTTAGTCTAGTTTCGGTACATCTCAAATCTTGCATAACTTCTCCATGTAATAAGTAATTAAATCTTCTTGGTAATTGTACGGACACACCTTGGTTCTATTTTTAAAATTCATTCTCATAAGGTTTCGTAGAACACTTACTTGGGACCCACAAGGAATATATGGTTTATTTAAAAATAGTGCATTACCAATTTCAGGACCAATATAGCAATCCCCAGTATAATGAATCTGCCAAGTATTAGCCAGACTCATGCTGGTTGTAATTACAACGTGTTTTTTATAAGTTTCAAAAGATTTATACAGTTGGGTAGATTGTTTAATAGAATGAATCTCTTGGTCAATATTCCTATCTACCTTAATGAGTAGATTAACTGGCTCTGCCGGATCAAATTCTAATGTGAAAGCTCGTATTATACTTTCTATATTAGAGGTTTCATATTTTTTAGCTATGATATAAAAGATATAATCTCCGTCTAAATGTAGTATATTTATTCTTTCATTTTTAACTGGTCTTAAATTAACATAGGGATAATCTGTCCACACTTCATCCACTACGTGATCAAAAGTAGAAGGAGAATGTTCCAAAGAGACTGCAATATTCTCACAATTGGGAATCCGCACATAGTCTTCTTTTTCTAAAAATTGAATTACCGTTTTATATTGTGTAAAATCTATGTTCTTATTTATATCGCACAACTCAACACTAAGAAGCCCATTAATTTTGTGGGCAGATTTTAGAGCTAAGTCAGTTAATTCTGTATCTTTGTTAAGATTAGTTAATAGGGCTATTTTTAGTATCTAACTTCTCCTTAAAAAGAAAGGTGGGCAGAAATTGCCCACCCTTTAAAAACACTCTATACAGCCACTTCTTCTTGCTTATTCTGCGTTAGATATGGTTTAATCATATTGACATAAGCCGCATCGGCGTCACCAGAAAGCTCTAGGGTAAGATCCTCAGTAGTAAAGGTCGGCATATAATACAACACCTTACCCTTCTTCTGTTGTTCACCCTTTACAGCTGTCACCAAAGACTTGTAAACCTTGAACATTTGGGTTTCCCCAGTAAATTCTGTCCAAGCAGAAAGTGAGCTCTTAGAAAACTGAATATTTACTATTTCCCACTCTCCATTAATATCTGCCAAGGCAAACACGTTGGTCTGGAAATTCCCGCCAGCAGCCTTAATCTTCTCCTTGTCTTCGTGGAAACTTACATCTGTAAACAGATCCTTATTCCCCGCTCGAACATTGATCTTATCTTTAGTGCTGTTGAAGTAGCCAGAATAAATACGTGCCTCGCAAGCATCTGACCATCCAGCAATAGACATTCTAGTGTCCATTACAACGAATTCTAGCTTATCTACTGAAACCGCCTTTGCTCCATCCCAGTAACTAAAAGTACCAGTTTCCCCACTAAAAGAAATGTAATACTTTACTGGACTTTTCATTCTATTACTTGTGTCTGTTCTACCCATTTTAATTGCTCTTTTCTTTTAAAAATTCTCTTAATAAATTAATTGCCCCGCTACCAGAACCCTTACCTAAGTTTTCTAAATAGTAAGCGAAATCAAACAATAATCTATAATTCTTTTCTTCTGCTGTCATTATCTCATCTAGTTTTGGTTTTTCTTTAACGCTTTTCTTTGGCCTTCCCATCTATTGGTTACCTCTCGTATTTCTCTAAGCCTATTGTAGACATATTTTCTATCTATTGGCATTACCATAGTTTCTGGCCCACTTATCATCATACAGCTGGAATTTAAATTATCCAATAAGGTAGTGTGTAAATAAGACCCGAGTAAATCTGGCCTACAAGCAACATACAAAATACAAGTTATAAGATATTTCTCATTATCGTGACCAAGCTTTTCAAGCTCAGCAAAGCTTAATGCTTGTTTTATTGCTGGCGGATTTACCCACTTATTTTTGGGTTTTATAGTATTTACTAGCTCTACCCATTTTTTATTGGTCTTTTCCCAATTGTAATTTTCTTCATATATTTTTGCTATATCCCTACGGTTATAGTTATATGTTTCTGGGTCATTTAAAAGCTTAGTTAATTCTTCTACGTGAATTATAGCCTTTTTTGTGCCATCATTTATATCAGTTACAAGTGTTAGTGGGTTAACTAACGTTCCTCCTACGTTAGGTATCACGGTTTCTAAAGCAGAATAATTAGTACCAACTACTCTTAATCCACACTTAGCGGCTTCTAATACTGGTATACCTAAACCTTCATTACTTGCAGGTTGCACATATAAGTCTGATGCCCCATATATTTCACATAGCGCACTATTACTTATACCCATTTTAGCTGATGAAGTTTCCATCCTAAGCGTTTTACACTTGTTGCAAATAGGATTTCTTCCATTGTATAAACTTACCTCGTAATGACCACAAGAACACATATAGGTTATGTATGTCTTGTGTTGTATGTTATTTTGTAAAATAAGGTTAGGAATATCCCAGCCCTTATCTGGGTAAGCAGTATGGATATGGAGGTAAACTCCGGGAGCCTTGGCCACCGCTTCAAATAGCTCTGGGAACCTTTTTCTTGATTGGTTTCGCATTACTGTTGTAATTAACTTAATATTTTGTGGAATACCAAGCTTTGCCCTACAGGTCTTCTTATCTAATATCTTATAATCAGAAGATGCTGGAGAGGTGATATAACCTACAGCGTTTTCACTTTTGCATTGGACCTTAAACCACTCTTCGCTCCATTGCGTATAAAAGGTAACAACTTCTGCTCGCCCATAAGTGTCTACCCAATCTCCCTTGAGCGGTCTACTGTCCACGGTTGGAGAGAGGAGGGTAACAAAATACGGTGAAGCTGGTGAATCTATGATAAATTTATCGTACCAATGATCCCTGATAGCTAGGACTACATCCGGTTGCTCTTGGGAACATATAGAGTCAAATGCCCAAGCACCAAACTTTGCATCCCCAAATCTTTTCTCACGCTCGTCATAAGTTTTCATATCTGGGGAATTTTTATTTGGCACATTTAGAATCACTTTCCACTTGCACCTTCTTTGGTACCTAACGTGGGCCGGGTTATTGCAATCGCCATAGCTGGCTAGCTCCACTACGTGGTGTCCGGCATCATGAAGAGATTCGGCAATTTGCTTGTAGTAATTGGAGTAGCCAGTTGAGCCAAGCCCGGTAAATTCCGAAACTATTAAAATTTTCATTAGCAAGTACTCTGAATGATAGTATAATCAACGTACGCTGGTGATAACTCACGATTTAACCGTTCTAATGTGTCATCATCGTACGTGGGTGTCACCTTTTTAAACACTAGATCTAGGTGATCTTTTATAATTTGCACCTGTTCTTGCCCGAACGTGTCCATTTTTGAAAGCTCGACATACCCCTGCAACCAATAACAAAAATCTCGCTCATTCATGTTTTTCTCCCAAAATATCAAAATGCTTTGCTTTAATTTCTAACTTAGTTCCTCGCTGTCTTATTTCAGCCTCGACGAATATGTAATCACCAACAGACGCCGCATCATGTATAATATCTGCTCCGGTTGACCAAAACTTAATCGGGACAACATCCTCTTCTGTTATTTGGTTACCTGAGCTAGCCTCCTGTCTCCTGCGGGCGAAACTAACCAAGAGAGTTATATTCTTAACCCCATTAAAATCTAGTAGCTCATTCTTTTGAATAATTTTACCAGTACCTACGCACATCATTCGTGTTCTAAAATCGCCCATATTTAAGCCTCTTCATAATTAATAAAGGATTCGTCCGCCCCATGTATTTCTGCCACTGTTTTAACTAGGGTTTCTGCCATTGTTTGCATAAAAGCTTTAGTGTCTAAATTGTGTCTTCTTATTTTTTCACTTAAATCCTTTTTAACTAGGAGTTTTTCTTCATTATTTATTACCTCGTATAATGAGCAAAACTCATCGTGATATTTGATTATGTATTTTGTAATACCTTTTTTCATTGAAAATCCACTACCTACGGTAATTATCAATATATCATTCTCTTTATTATGAGAACACAAAATATAATACCCGCTTTCTAGTGCTAGTTTATTCATATTTCAAAAACCTCTTCTATTATTAATCCACCTCTATTGCCCTTTTTACCATTAATCATAATTACATTCCCATCATAAAGTGATCCTTCATAAAGGTTTAGTTGTTTTGGGAAAACCACACAATCACAAGAACCCGATTCATCAAGTAGCTGAAAACTACTCATGGTCTGGCCCGCCATTTTCCCATTCTTAATTTTAATTTCTCTATATTCTGTTATTTCACCCACTAAAATAAAGGTGGAATTATTATTACCACCATCCACATCTTTACAGTTATCTCTTGTATCTGGGACAGATGCTAAACTAGTAGTTGAGCAGCTTACATTTATACCCATTAAAGCTTTTTCGTGGGCAATTATATTTTCTTTACTGTCATATATTGAATATGGGGGATTGTCTAATGAGTCCTTAATAGCCTCTACCGAAGACAGTCTCTTTGAGGTTACAACACCCAATATAGAATCGAAAAGCTTTGTGAAGGTTAGAGGGGTTTCCTGATTGTGTATTGCTTTAGCTTTAATCTTTTCTGTATTATTAAGTTGTATCCAATGATTGTATTCATGTTCACATGTAGATCTATCTATTCCCGTATAATCAAAACATCCACTTCTTATCATGCCTACCATTTGGGTTTTATTTACTGAATCACTATATAAAACTAGGAAGTCCAGCCAAGAACAATCTTCAAAATCTATGTTTAAATCTATTAACTTTTTAACTCCCTTTTCCCCGCACCCTTTAATAGAATCTATACCAAAGTAGACATTAGAGTTTTTAATAAAGAAGTTGGTGGTTGGCAGATTCTTAATTGAGGGCGGTAGCACTCGGACTTTTAATCTACGAGCTTCTGATATTACTGCTCTAATTTCTTCAAGGGGCTTTTGCTCATTTTTTGCGTTGCGAAGCCATGCACATATGTAGTGTTTTGGAAGATGGGCCTTTGCCCACGCTGTCCAATATCCAGCTACTGCGTAACCCACTGCGTGCGAATTACAACTAACAATATTTGAGGAGGTAACATAATTATGATTTGGGGCCTCCATTGTTATATCATATGTCATACCGATTGCACCAAGTGTAATTGATTTAATTTTTTCAGTTAATCTTGGATAACCTTTTTCTCCCCTTTTAACTCGACCAACCTTATACTCTTCTTTTTTGTGACATGAAGGACACAGTAAAGCTAAATTAGAAGTTGAATTATTTAATCTGTCTCCATTTATATGATGAATTTCAAGTCTACGGTGTGTATTATTACATGTTTGGCAATTTTTACTTTCTCTTATTTTTTTACTATTTTTCATGTACAAAGAATAGTTTCCATGAATAGTTTTACCAACACCATTTGCTCTTAATGTTTTTAGGTCCGAATTAGTATAATTAGAAAATTTGTATTTTCTACTATCATTTTTTTCGTACTCTCCGCATATATAAATTTCTTCACCAACCACTAAATCTTTTAACTGTTTATCACCGTCGGGTGTTGGAAATTTATGATTATCTGTTATTTGACAAGTTTTACCAGACTCAGTTTCTAATATATAACACTGTCTAATACCAGCTTCTTGGATATTTTTTATCTTATTTTTTCTTATCCTACCGTCCTCACACATAGATAAAGCATAACCAAAACATTTGTGCATTTTGTGTTTTTTGTATAACGAAAGATGTCCCGTGCTTTTGGCGTAATTAATATCGGTGGTTATTTTGTACAATTCTTCAACGGATGCATGGAATTTATTGGAGCCCTTAGATGCTTGTTTTAATTTTTCTGTTCCTAACGCGCAGGCGTTGAACGCGTACCTAGCCGAACTTTCTATATTGTCAAAAATAGCATTTGCTTCTTTTTCATCTACTTTTCCAACCTTAATGCATCCTGCAACAAATTCTTTACGCAAAGAAAAAAGAAGATCTGCTAGTTTTTTTCCTATGCTTTTTATTAGTTTCATTGATTGAGACCCGTCGAACCCAGCTACTTCAGAAGCTAACAACATAGAGGTCTCTTGAAAAATATTCAAGCCATGAGTTTTAACCAATAGGTTGTCCAATATATTTCCCTCAGTAGGTTTCCAACCATTATTAGCCCTATTGCAATAAACTTTAGTTAAACTATCTCCATTCTCATCTTGACTTTGTAGGCAAGACGGGCGAATTATAGCTACTAACGCCGCCGCATCCTCTATATTCTTAGGCTTTAACTTCTTACTCCAATTCTTACCTAGGTAAGACTCTAACTGAAATATAGATTGTGTATACCCATCTTGGTAAATCTTCCAAGTTTTCGGGCAGTCTAAGTTAAGGGAATAATAATCTACTCTAGGGTGCCCATTTACTATTGGGATTTTACATCCGCAGTCGAAAGCGTAGACTTCGTCTACGGGAGATTTATTCATGCTTATTATCCTCAAGAATTTGGGCTATAGGTAACACTGTTTCACCCTCAACATTAAAATCTGTATCCAAATGTACCTTACGCATTAACCTTAAGTATCTCACAAGTATTTCAGCAGAAAAAAGTGTATCAGTAAGAGCATTATGTGCCTCTCCTTCCTTAAACCCAAAATAAGAACGTAAAGCTGTAAGAGAAAGTCCAGCTGGCTCTCTACAATTTTCAAAAAGGGTAAAAGCTAGATCTTTAGTATCAATGGTTATGGCTGGGTGCCATATAGCACATGACCCAAATTTCCAAGGTTCTTTTAAAGGGGTTAAGGCCCTATATGCTTCCGCAAGTTCTTTTTCACTCTTCTTTTTAATATTGGTTTTATTTATAAGTTTTTCGGGCAATATAATCTTCCCACCCAAATGCCCATAATGTACTCTATTAGCTATTTGGAAGTCGTAGGGACAATTATGTCCGCAAAATATTGGGGCTTCCCAAACATCTTTTTTAGGCATGTGGAACTTTACCCAATTCTCAAAATTATTCCACACTGTTTTAAGTGGCGGACTTTTGCTGATTTCTTCTAGGGTAAGCTTATTAACATCTAGGGCTTTCTTTTCTACCATATTCAGGCCGTAGGCTTGCACTTCCTCATCTGGTATTATATTAATCATGGAGTAGAAGATACCCTGATTACACAGGGATAATTTTCGCCCATCTATCATTACAGCGGCCATAGATACTGGCTGGTTCATGGATGGGTCAAGTGAGGCAGTTTCGAAATCCACCACAAGATATTTGCAATGATTAATCAATAAAAAGCCCCTTTAGTTGTAGTGTAAAAGTCTTAGTAAGCTGAGTGGAGCTTAGTAGTCTATTAAGCATGGGGGTCTTAAGATCAAATTTCACATTTGTATACCTTGGAAGCCCCGCCGCTATAACCTTTTTTGGCTGCAAAGCAACCACTTCTTTTTGTACCCAATCACAAGCTAAAAAATCTGCTTTGCGATAAGCCAACCCAGAAGGCTGGCACTTTACGCCAAAAGTAATAGCGGCCCCAATACCAAGGTCCGTTAATATCTGTGTCAGCAGCGTTTTATTTATTGTTGAAAGCACTTCTTGGGCCTCATCATTACTTTTCTTAACAGTGTTATACGTAACTATTAAAATGTCAACCTTTTCACCAATAATCTCATGGGCAACTGGGGACACTTTCATGTTACAAAATAATGGGCACTGTTTACATGCTTGTATTTGGGTTTTTAAATTAGACATTTAATTCCCATCGCTATTTTTAAGATTACAAATTTCGTCTTCTAGATAGGTCACATAGCTATTTAATACGCCAATATTGGCTTGGACATCGTCCAATAGCATATCTTCAGATTCTAGCTGAAGTCTAAATAAATGAAAACAGCATAAAAAGCCGGTTACAAAAGATTCCATGTCTATATCAGAATTACCTTCTTCTTCCCCAATTGTTTTCATAGATAATTTTAAGTATGAAAATACAGGTAAGTAGTTATTATTTATATCTTTTTCTTTAAAAATTTCAGATACGGTTTTTGTAAATCCGTCCCGGTTACAAATATCTATAAAGAGTTTAATTGTCTTATTATTTGGGAACAAACTTGCCTCCGGCAACAAAAGGTGGGCAATCTCCATGTTTGCGTTCAGATGATAAATATTTACCATGTAATTCTACATATTTAGCTACAGCTTTTCTTGCGACTGTAGTCGGGTACATATCAGAAAACTGAAGGTCTGTTCTGTCACAGTGTACCTGTATAAATTGTTGTCCATTGAATCGGAATGATCCAATGGATAGTTGTTTATAGGATATTTCATGTCCATCAAATACAAGTTTTAATATATCATTCATATACTCACCTCTTCTAATAATTTGTTAACTTCTGTAAGACAATCCAAACTTTTGATCCCAAGCATATCAAATTTCGCTAAAGAAACATCTCCGAATGAATCCATGTCCAAGCCAACAAGCAGGTCATCTGAAGATTTATCCCTAATTAAAGGGGCCACATCAACTAAAGGATTAGAACTAATAATAAGGGCTGAGGCGTGTTTAGATTCACTTTTTATCGCCCCCTCTAAACCAATAGCTATTTTAAAGTATTCCGCGTAATCCCCAGTAAAATTACCATCCTCGTCGAGGACGCAATAATTTGCAAGTAGCCTAGGCTCTTCTTTTAATAAGTAGAAGAGGACACTATCACTGCCAGTCTTTTCTTTGAAAACTGCTAACAAATCTGATATTTTATCTCTGGCAGGAATCAATTCTGTTATTTTATTCATTGATTGAAAATCGCAGGCTGAATAAACTCTTAACACATCTTTTAGGGCGTTCCTACCTTGTAGAGTTGAAAAGGTTACTACGCCAGCCACTTTGTCGTGGCCATACTTATTCTTTATGTAATTGATAACGTCCTCTCTACGAGAGGCCGGAAAGTCACAATCTATATCGGGTAGTGTCCCGGAGATAGCCCTATTTTCATCGTAAAATCTTGAAAAGAGTAGATTATACCTAATAGGATCTATCGTAATAATATCTAGTAAGTAAGACACAAGGGAGCCTCCGGCGCTCCCTCTACTTGGACCACATAGTATCCCTTGGGCCTTTGCCCAATTCATATAATCACTTACAATAATGAAATAATCATAAAGGTTACCTAATTCAAGAATAGATAGCTCATAGTTTAATCTTTTAATATATTCATTGTTATATAACTTTAAGCTTTTCAACTTCTTTAGGCAAGTATTATAAATAAATTTACGGGGATTTTTCATATCACTTTTAGGAATTGCTTCTTTTAGCGTTATATCGTATTCTTCTACTTTATCTGCTATTTCGTGCGTAGCAAGAATTAGGTCTTCAGGATAGCATCTTTTTGCCCACTCATTAGTTATTACCCCATAGTTACCAGACTGAAAATATCCGATGTTGGGCAAGTCTTTAACTTTACTATTTTGCTTAATTGCACAAAAGGTCCGATGTAGTATTGCATCTTCGGAAGTTAGGTAGTGGCAGTCTCCAGTTCCTACTGCTTGGAAACCGTGTTTCTGAGCTAATTCTCTTAATATCATTCCACTAGCTTGTTGCCACATTTCTGTTTGATCAAAAAGTTGGCACTCTACATAGAAATCCGAGCCGAAAACGGCTTGGAATCTATTCGCCACAGCTAAGAACCTATCTTCGTAGTCTGGGTATAAATATTGACGGGCGCAATCGATACTCTCGCAATCCGCGAGAGCGTCAAGATGATAGAAAAGTTGATCGTGTATGCTCGTCTGGATGTGGCCGTTCAGGACTATTAATCCTTCAGAATGAGCGAATAGTGTCTCCTCATCTATGCGGGGTCTATAATAGAAGTTTTCGTTGCTGATTTTGTGTAATCTTAATAGGTTGCGGTAACCAGTATAATTTTTTGCTAGAACTACCAAGTGATTTAAAAGCTTGTTATCTGAGTCTTTTTGCTCCTTCGGAGCTTGGTTTTTGCACGTGTAAAGTTCACAACCTATAATAGACTTTATGCCTGCCTTTTTACAGGTTTTGTAGAATTCAACACAGGAACTCATATTACCATGTTCGGTTAGTGCAAGTGCTGTCTGCCCATCCTTTTTAACGAACGAAACTAGATCTTTAATTTTGGTTATTGAGTCATGTGACCCGTTACTATGAACATGGAGATTTATCAATTACCTTCTCCTCAAGTAAAACATCGTCAATATCAAGGTAAAGGTTCTTAATCATATATGTTTCCTACTTTTATTCCTGTATTTTCCCAGCGCCAACACCATAAGCATTCAATTTACTTAAATCCGCGTAAGTTTCAATGGTTTTTAAAAGCCCGTCCTCTTTAATTTTCTCATGATAAAAAGCACAAACACTTTTTCCTCCAGTTTCTGGGCCGGGCTTACTATATGCACAACAATGTTTGCATCTAAAATCCCTATTCGTAGCATCTAAAAGAGTTGGGTATTTAACTTTAGTAATTTCCCTAAAGGTGCTCTTAATCATAGATTCTGCATCTTTAAGCATCTCTTCATTTCCGGGCACACTAAAGATTCCTCCGGCGTTAATGAAATAAAGACTCATGATGAAGCTTTTATCTGGGTATAATTTTTTAAGGGCATAATAATAGAAGAGCAATTGGTGGTCGGTTTTAAGGTAGTCTAGATCTTTTTCTACACCAGTTGAGAAGCAGGCTCTTTTAGCTCCACTATTGTGCGTAGGTATAAAGCTTTTTGTACAAAGATAAGTTTTGTCTGGACTATCTACCGATATACACTGTGTTAATTTCGAGCCTATTTTTTCTATTTCAGTGATCCTTCTAAATTCAGACTTACCCGGTCCCCAATTTGGATCAACTTTATTTGCTTTAATTGGTAAAAGAAAAGGATTTATATTATTTGGCCTAAATGAAACTGGCCATCCAACACCACTTATACCAGAACAACTGGTTTTTGTTCTAGATATTAGTGGTCTTTGTCCCAGCGTTAATAATAATTCGCTAACTCCTTCAGATAGCTGCTTGGTGCAGTTAGTAAAGATGCATTGTTTTCTTAAAACGTTACACAATCCATCACTATCCATTAACCCACGAAGTAAATCCAATCTTTGTTTATGGGAAGCCCTAAGGTAGATTGGTGGTATGTGTTTATTGTTCAATAAACTTAGTGTACGTAAATATTTTGTAGAATCTAATACTGTTTTTGTTTCACAGTTAATATCTCTTTTTTTTTGATTGGTCCCTAGCTTATAGCCTCTTCGTTCAATTTCTTCAAAAACAAATTTATCACCAGATGTTATTTCAAACCCCCTATTCCTTCCATCTCCTAACCAAATACCCAGAACATAAGGATCTATTGGTAATTCTTTATCTTCACAGTCTATTGGTAAAGCCACATTAATTTTATCATTTATTTCTAAATCTTCTGTTAAAACGACATCGCCGTCCCACAATGTCCAATAATGATCAAAGTCGCATTCCGCCGTGGATGTGTCGTCAAAGGTAATTTTATAACAATTTTTTGTTTTTATTTTAGATTTAGCTTCTACTGTTGTTGTTGCTCCATATTGATCATACACAGTGTCACCGACCCTAAGGTTCCCCATAGTAGACCAACCATCTGGCGTTGGTATTGGAGCTTCTAACGGAAGACCCTTGTAGTCAAAGCATTCATATACACCATTACCCAAGTCTAATATACAATCTATGGTTCCTTTAAGCCTTAGATTACCCTCTATTAATTTCCCATTTATTTCCGTAGAATATGCCGCCCACTTTTCTGTTATTTCAATATCAAAATATTGCTCTACCTGTATTATATTGAGATTTACTGGATCGTATTGAGGGTAATCAGTTATCGCTTTCTTGGCCCATTTCAATACTTTGCTTTTGGGCATTTTTTCCCACTTAATGTGGTTGTCTACCGTCTGTTGATGGGCGTATACCCTATCTATTGTTTGATCTATATCTTGGGCCCACTTAGAATCTACCTTTCCCCAAGTGTCAAACTCAAATTCTTTATTCCCAAGTTTTTCATTTATAGAACCAAGAGCCCTAAGCTCAAGTATCTTATGGACACAACTTCCTCCAGAGGCTGCGGCCCCAGCTTTATTCTTAAAACCAAAGGTATAAGTAAGGAGGGTTTGTAGCTCGCACAGCTTCCAATTATTTATTAAAGATGAACGAATATACGTACATAGCATGTTTTATTTATCTAGAGCAAGTTGCTCATTTGAATTACTGTGGCAACAGCCGCAGCATATTGTTTTCTTTAAAGAATTCTCTAAGACTTCTTTCTCCGTCATGTTCAATTCGTAAGCCATAATTCGGTTTAAGGTCCCGTACTTCTTGCGACCTAGTCCCTTTATACGTCGCCTCTTTAGCATCCAGTAGGTCGGAATCAGTCATATGAGGATATGCTGCCCGTAAACGAACCCAATCCTCAGGACGTGTTACGTTATCAAAAAACTGATTTGACTCAAACCAAAAGGTTTTCCACATAAAGCCCCTTTATTTATTCACCCTAATACTACCTGAAGATAAAATTCCACGCTTAATAAGGAAATTAATTACCATATTATTCTTTTCTTTTAGAGTGGCGTCCTCAGGTACAACAAGGTCGAACTTATCTAACGGTATGTTCTCTAAGCCTTTTTCTGACTCTGAATTAGACTTAAAGGGATTGCGAAGCAATCTTATTCGTAATACGTCTGGATTGTTTTGAAACTCTTTAAACTCAAATTCGTTCTCAAACCTGCAATCTGTTATAAGTCCAATATCTGGATTAAGCTCTACCAACTTTTTATAAGCTGATAAGACATGACAATCACCATAAATGCTTCTACATATGTCCGTTCCAAAAGTTTCTAGAAATTCCCTATTTGTCATAGGGCCCTTCTTATCCTTGAAAAGCTTCCTTTTATTACCGGGTAATACTTTTAACATGTCTTCCCACTTTATGTGGGAAGCTTCATTCTTTTGGTCATTCGTGCCTGTTATTTTGGTATAATCTAAACCAAATAGATCGCAAGCGACTCGCTTAAGCTCGTCGGCAAATCCTACGTGGTTAATGTGTTGGGCAGTGTGCTTATTCTTATAATCGAGAAACTCTGGAGATTTATCATCTATATCAAAATAAATGCCCTCCTTGGTTGACTCGTTGAACATTATGCTCATGCGTCCCAATTCATCTATTGAGGCGTTGGGAATACTACCTATTTGAGTGAGGTGGTAGCCGTATATGGCTGTAGCGGCTGTTGTCTTCCCACTTGATTTTGAACCTGCAAGTAATACTATCTTCATGCTTTATCCTTATGTAATCTATCGTTTAAACACATAAACTCTTTTATTTCATTAGACTTAGTAATTGGGAATAATCCATCACATGCACCGGAATCATCATTTGAACAAAATTGCCCAATTATTTCTTTTAGGTTTATATATCCGCCAGCTTTGATGTTTGCAACTAAAAATTCTTCTAAATCTTCTATTGTAATATATTTTTCCCAATCAGCCGATTCATTTATTGTTTTAAGCCATTCGTAGAACTTCATACTTTCCCCTTTACGGCCTTAGCCGCTTCTAATTCACATTCACGATAACCCAAATCAGCCTTAACGCCCTCAATACTTATACCATAATACGCCTCTTTATCCACAGAGATACTGGTTACGGTTCCTACTGTACCCGTTTCCATTCCATTAAGTATTCTTACTTTATCTTTTACTTTAAATTTACTCACATGTTCTCCCATTTTTTAACTATACTATCTTTAATATCCGCATCGTTCATCTCTGATATATCTTTCTTTGTTAAGTTAGGAAAATATATACTAAAATCTTTACAATAAGAAGATATGAATCTGTTTCTAAACTCTAATCCGGCCTCATCATTGTCCGGGGCGAAAAGAAGTTGGGTTACACCCAAGCTTTTTAATAAATCTACTCTAGTAGAGTTAAAGTCTTTGCCCAAAGCTGCTACTGCCGGTATCCCATAATCAAACAATTTCCAAACACATCCCGGCCCCTCAACTAATGCCACCTTATTACTTCCTTTGGGAAGCTTATGTATACCGTACAAAGTGCGACTTTTCTGCAATCCTTTACTATGATACCATTTTCTGTGCATAAAGTGAAAATCTTGATCACTAGATATACACGTAGAATATTTCCCATGATGATACGCGCAAAGCGCGCAAAGCGGAGCGTGGATTCGTGCGGAAAACCCCATGTACTGACCATCTACGTATCTTACGGGAACAATAGCCCTATCAGCTAAATAACCTCTTGGGCAATCCCCTACTTCAAAAGCTCGCAAAGAGTTTTCGCTGTATCCCCTAGTTAGGAAGTATTTTGAAGGAAGAATCACTTCTGGCTTACTTGCTTCATCTTTAAAAAGGGGCGTAGCCTCCCGGCTCCGTAAGGAGACGGGCACCACTTTATGTGAAGTTTCTTTTATTACGGATACCACATCATTAAAGCTCGTAAAAAGTCCCTTAGCTTTAAGCGTCCCCGTAATTAACCCTATAACACTTTTCCCATGAGTATCACTGCACCCACCAGAAAAACAAAGCCAAACACCACTATCTCTATAAATGATGGAGTTACCTATGCAGTCACTACCATGAATAGGGCAAACTATAGAAATGATGTCATCTCTACGAGTTTCGTATTCTATTTTTAGATAATTAAGTATAGACTCTATTCTTTCTAGAGCTAACTTATGTAAATCATCTTCAATTCGGCCCAAGGTTGCCACCCTTTGTGTCGCAAGACACTTCTTTTAGACTACAAATAGCACCCTTAAGGTCCATTGAGATAAAGTCACCTTGTCCTTGAGCTTCGCCCCCGTACCTACTTTTGAGGGTGATCATCTTTCTATTACCACTTGACCATCCATATTTTTCCATTTCTTCTGGGGATTTATTCTTAAATATAGAAAAAGAATTACAAAGCCACAATAATCTATCTGATTGGGCGATTACATCAGTGCCCTCTTTGGCTACCCCATCTCTATTTAACTGTACAAAACTAAGACAAGGAACATCATAAATCTTGCAAAAATCTGTTAGTTTAGAAATTTGAAAGCCCATAGCTTGATATTCTTGCATGTCCGAAATGTCACCAGAATCCATAATCTTAAAATAATCATAAATGATTAAACATTGTTTAGCTTTACCAGACTCAGTAAGTCCTACTGAGGTATATACCCATCTACGTATTGTTGATAATATTTCATTAAAAGACTTACCAGACACACTTTTATAATGAATCGGGAATTTTTCGAACTCAGATATGGCTTTTTCCAAAGCCTTAACTTCAAAGTCTGACTCTTTAAATGAGCCAGTTTCTATCTTATTTATTTCTACCTCTGAAATGTTTGCCAACATTCTAGGTATAATATCTTTATCTTCCATTTCCGTGTCTAAGATAAGTACAGGAATGTTAGCTCCTGCTAAGAAATTTGCACACATTATTGCGATATTAGTCTTACCCAATCCGGACCTAGCTCCTATTAAAGTTACCCCAGTTCTCATCCCGCCCCCTATAGAAGCATTGAACTTTGGCCACGGTGTAGGGAGCCCAACATTTTGACTGGGATTATTTCCGTAGTAATCTACTAAAGGGCGGGCCTTATCTCCTATCTTAATTATTTCATCATTGTTACTTGAAAACTTAGATATAAGATCAAAAAGGGTGGATTCGGAAACTGAAAATATGGAGTCTGTGGATGTTGTTGCGGACATCTGAGACAGCTTATCTATCGCAGCCCGGTGTAAGTTAACGCTTTCTTTTAATATCAATCTACTCTTAAGCTTCTGAGAAAACGGGCGTATTGTACCCAGACTAGCAGGATCAGTTTCAGTTATAGATTGCAAATCTACATCTAGTCCAGATTCATTACATTTGGATATAACGTTTACTAAATTTATCTCTTGGTTTGACTCGAATAAACTGGAGCAAGCTTGATAAACTATACGATTGTCAACTGAATAGAAGCTTTTATCTGTTAGAACATCCAATGCTTCAATATAGAACTCTTTTCCGCCCTTAATAATAGCTGATAAAATTGAGCTTTCTTCGAAAGCAAGATCTTGGGACATGTCATCTCTTTTTTTAAGAACACTTGGGACATATATATACGTTATCTCCATCTATAGATTTCGTAACTACAGCTGGGCTTACAGAGCTTTCTACTTTACATTTTCTACAATTTACTTTCATGAGATTAGCCTTACGATTTCTTTCTACTTTGGTTTTACCCTCGTCGCCGTAAGTATCAAAATCCCTAAAAGTAGGCCGAAGAGGAACTTTATCGCCATTTAAAACCTTATGTGCCTTTTCGGGCGGTATATATGTGTATGCACTTTCAGTGCGTACGGGGATTGTGTTTATTACCTCAGCATCTTCGGACACTGAGTCTGAAGAATTCAGAATCCACATAGATCGTAGATCACTTATGGTGTAAGACTTAATGGGCTCTAGTTCTAGCATTGAGGATAGTTCTTTGTACAGCTCCACCTTTTTAGCTGTTGCTGGGTTGAAGGGCGACTTAACCGGCTTTACTACCGGAGGCTGCACTTCTCTACCAGTCATCTTTTTAAAGCTGGCGCAAACGCCAGCCCAATCTCCATCTTTAATGGCTTTTTCTAATTGGTCTACAAGTTTACTCAAGTTACCTCCGGTAATATAACAACTGCTTCTATTGTTACCCTAACATTTTCATCTATCGAAACATAAGTTGCCCAAGATTGAATTAAAAATTCTCTACCATCTTTAGCGTATAATTTTGCTGGAACTTCCATAGCCTTATTGGTTTTATAAATTGGATCAGAGCCTCTTATAGCCTTATCTATGTCTTTGGAATTGATCAAGTTTGTTGATTTAATAACTTTCATATTACTCCTAACCTCTTTTGTTGTTCTGGATTTAACCCATACCTAATAGCATCTTCTAAAGAACCGGCTACACACAATGAATTACTTGCCTGACAATCCCACCCTGTGTAATCACATCCGCCTTCAGCAATTAGAATTCGCCCATCTAAAAGAAGAAAAACTCCAATCCAATCTTTTACATCGTTTTCCCCGTTTACTGCGGCAATAATTTCTACTACCATAGCTCGTGAAATAGGACCCGAATCTACTTTTGCTCCCGGAGGAATCACTTGTATGATGCCGTTGCAATTACCACCTGTTCCTTCTCCAAATACTTCTTCCCAATCATAAGAAGAGTTTAATTCTTCTAAGTCAATTTCTTTAATCAAGAGCTTCGCTCCCTTCTTTCTGACGTAGTCAGTTCTTACTAAAACTTAAATCACGAAAAACTTGGGCCAATTTATCGACTCTCGCAGATAATCCCTCATACTCTTGTAGAAGAGCTTCTAATTTTATAATTTCATTATCAATATCTCTTAAGTGAACGTGTTCTGCGCAAGCCGCCCCAACAATAAGTGCATGACCCATAAAGCTATTATAAGAACCGTACACTTGAGACAAAGCTCTTTCGAAGAATTTCTTATTCATCATAAGTCCACCTCTAGTTGAATTTATCTTTTGTGACATACTTATAGCATATTGTAGTATGAAATATTGAGCACGAACACAACCTTCCTTATCGAGATCTGAAAGATCTGCTTCTGTCATATTGAAGTACATGGATACGTCGTTATGTATATGATCTACTCCCACATCACCAATTAACGCTTTTGATTCGCTGACAAAGTCAGCTACTTCTTTTTTTAGCATCCGGCTGGTCTCCCAGCCGCTTGTAACCAATAACAAAAATCTACTGTAGCCAAGGGCCGCCTTCCTCCTTTAAAATTGATAAAGCCCCACTTGGGCACTCGCCCACTTGTCTTACAATTTCTTCTGTTGTTGCCGCATTAACATTTACCCAAGGTCTTAGACTTGGATTAAAGACCTGAGGAAGTCCTTTGTAACACGTCTCACAGTGTGTACATAAATCTGATTGCCATAACACTTTAATATCACCATTATCATAAATACGTTCTGCCAATTGTCTTCTCCTTTAAACTTCTATCGCATCAGCGATTATCTTTTTCCAACTTTTGACCTTATTGTAAGGTAATTCTATAAACACAAGTCCATTTAGTTCAGCCCACTCCCTCTTTATGCTGTCATTTTTCAATGACAGTTCAAAGTTAGCTATACAACTATGGAAATGCGAGGTAAACTCGTAATGTTGTTTACCATGAACTTCTATAATTATTCCCATGTTTGGTATAAAAAAGTCCGCCACTAACGTGGCGTTTTTGTTACCACGACATCCCGTTAAGGACACTTCCTCATATATTATAGCATTGGGTAAACAAGAACTTATAATTCCACGGGCTTTTAAATGTAGGGAGCTTTGGCTACCATCTTGTATGTCTCGGGCATTTTTGTTCGGATTCAGTATGTAGATTCTACCATCAGTTCCTATGGTCCTCATTTGACCACAGCTTCATTCGGATTGGGTATAGGTAAAATATCCTCACAAACACATCTTGTTAAAAAGTACTTGTAGGTAAAGGTACGTCTTTTTCTATATTGATCTGTTTCAAAAAGGGTAACATACTTACTATTATCCCTTATTTCAATTATTGAATATCTTCCAACGATTTCATCATCGGCTTCTATATAGCTCATAGTATGACTAGTAATTTTTGCCCAGTAATAGCCGTCCTGAAGTACGGGTTTTTTAACTTTCTTCAAGGTTTAGTCCCTTTCCTAATAACAAAGCCACTAACATCCTTTAATGCCTTACCTTTGGCTTTAAGACCTATAATAACCCCTTCGGGGTCTAGAAACCTTAGATCTGTGTCATCCCCACTTACTACGGGAAACCCTTCGTAAGTGGGTGGGACCGCGTCGAATACTGCTGCCACACTCTTTCCTGCTTGCAGGACTTCTTTGCAAAAGGTCCAGTTAGTCTCAGACCTACTGAAGGTGAGGTGATAGTTAGTGGGCAATTTTCCCGCTATGTATTCTCTCATCCTCTTCTCTTCTTTGCTGTAGTCATAGAATTGAATGTCTGGGCGGGACTTAATGACGGGCAAAAATTTACCCGTATCACTTGTACCATTCAACCTAACGCAAGGCTTCACCTGCTTCGCAGCACACTGTGCTACAAGTTTATCAAAATCCGCGACTAAAAGCCGAGTAAACTCGGCGGGGTCATTCATTAATAGATTTGTTTTACGAACACGGGCTTTCTCGACAGAGGACATGGCTCCACGCCCAGCGCTAAAGAGACAACTCGCTTTACACCCAACGCTTGCACTTGGACACATTTGGTGACCTGAAGTCATAGCTGGGGCAAGATACATGATGGCCGACAAATATTGTCCCAATGCATCGCCTTTTATTGTCTTAGCATTATTACCAACGTTTAAAAGATTGTACAAGATAAATTCCTTTTACTAACTTAAATTGAAACCTTAATGAAGTACATTATGAATACTTGATGTATTACCCGTTTACGTCTGGCTCACTTGTTCCACATTGGCCGAAAGATCTTGAGGAATTGCAGGTCTATTGGAATCATTTGTATGAATAAATTTTGCGTGTTGGCTCCAAGGCTTTAAGACATCGTTCATCTCTTTAACAACCCCTTCTTTAAAGTAATCTGGCCTACGCATCAAGAAATTCACCACATTATTTGTGGCTTGTTCGCTTACTACATCGTTGTAAAATGTTTGTGCGTCTTCATCAGTGTATCCAGCGGCCTTTGCTCGTGATAAAAAAGCAGAACAATCGCATGCACCGGAATGCGGCAGTTCGGGTTTTTGAAGTGGATCATCGTCTCGCCGCATCCGGTGATGCGGGTCGTTAGCCACTACAGTCTTATCTTCTTCTTCTCTCATAAGTTTCTCCAAAAAATGCAATATCCTTCTCTTACAACTACACCACCGTGGATCAGACAGATACTCAAGCGATCTGATCAACATGTACATCAACTCAGACTTGAATGCCCCAAAGTGTCATTACATCTATACAAAGAATTTCTTGATAAAACCCACACACCATACAGTGTTGATTTGGCATACTCAAACCATTTATTGATTCCGTTTCCGGCTGACGAATCTGGTGACTCGTTCGAACAAATGGGCAACAAATTTATGGCACAATTTGAGACTTATCTGATTGAGACATATGGATCTGTAAGTCCTCTGGGTGACAATTAATGTCAAAACCTGCCTCATAGGCATCGCCCAATATCGCTTGATAAGTTCCAACCGCATCCGCCTTTCTCTGTTTAAGTGATGTTTGGCTAAATAACCCATAGTCACTTTCGCATATATGTTCTGAATGGATGGTGCCGTCTTTATTTAGACGTTGTAGACTTACTATGCGTCCAGCGTGGCTAACAATCGCGTGAACCGGAGCCGCCGAGGTCGGTTCCTCACATGGCGTATCTTTCGCGGCGTCCCGGTTACGCTGGTCGTTCGCCACCAAAGGCGTTTGCACTGTTTCTTTTAACATAAGTTTCTCCTAATGGTAAAAATTACATGGTTTACTGGCTATTACAAAAACGGACAGCACTATTGCTCCCATATTCTTGTTGCCGAATTAAATTTGGCTGATCAGATTTCAGGATGGTTAAATGATAATGGTTTTGCCTCAGAAGTACGGAATATTAATGAGGTTCATTTCATTGACCAACCACCCCTCAACGAGGCTATTGCTAAATTAAGTAGTTGTCTTCGGGCCGTATTCGCTGAAGATTGAAACCAGACTCCCGCTCTCAAAGTTATATTTGAACGCTTGTCCTAAGCAATCAACAGTCACTGATCCTGTGATATCATCTGGTATTACAACCAATTCGGACGCCTTCTCCGAATCATCATTTATCACATTGCGACAGGGCGGCGAACAAAGCGATGCAGCCGAGTCACGGGGCATCGCTGTTTGAAGTGGCTTGTCGCTAGCCGTGCCCGGCTGATCTGGGTCGTTCTGCGATAACATCCCAGCTATGTCGCTCCAATCAAATTCCCCTACTTGGCCGTATCGATTTTTTGTAACCATGCATACGCTTCCGTTTGATTTTGCGACTAAGCCCGCAATATTGGCTACCTCCTCTGGAACGGGTGTGTTGTCTGAAAAAATGTAAATTTTGCTCATAGAAAGATCCTTAAAAAATGAATACAGTTTGTGTAACGTATAGCCATAAACAGCAGGCGTTTGACGTTGTGGATATTAAAGAATTGCTGGAATTAAATGTTCGCAGCGTGATAGAAGATAAACCCATTGATTGGATCATCTTGGCATTTGTTGGTTCTCGTGTGGACGGTTCAGAATTCGTTGCAGCTTTTGAAGACAAGCATGGTCAAAAACATAAATCTTTCGGTTAAGGAAACTGTATGCCAGAAACAATAGTTGAAGTCCACAGTATATCGTCCGCACACGGATGGTACGTCCGAAGTAGCGGTCATGAGCAGCTGGACGAATTTTCAAGTGCTGAAGCGTTGGAAGATTTAGTCTTTCATGATCCGGTTCTATGTTTTGCACTTGTGTCGGTTATTGACCCTGATTACCTCGATCTTGGGTCGAATAAACGAGTAATTGCTATTACTAAAAGTATGGACCATATTGTCGGTGAAGTAATTGCAGACTGCCATACTGACCTAATGTTTATTCGCTCAAAATAATCGCAGAACAATCGCATGCACCGGAATGCGGCAGTTCAGGTTTTTGGGGTGGATCATCGTTAGGCCGCATCCGGTGATGCGGATCGTTATGCGAAACACATCCTGTCTTTTCTTCCTTCATAATTTTCTCCAATGAAACTCAGAATTCCAAATCCACCATCGTGCCCATGTCAAAAATGCGGAGACCCGCACACTGATTACATTGAATCAGAAGGCACTACCAAACCTAATTACTCTTTGGGTAATGTTGCTGGAAAAGATGTCTTCTACCCAACTACCCACAAATACAAATGTGACGCTTGTCAAACTATCTTCAAAACTCCCGCCTCACCCTTATGATAAGACAAGATAGTTTCTCTCTACGCATTCCCTGTCAACAACAATGTAGCTTTCACTTCTGTATTCCTCTGGGGCAATTTCGGTAACTACCAACTCACACAAATCCCCAATTTCACCTGCATAGTCCGGATACTTTTCTTGCAGTGCGGCAAGTAGGTCCGTGTAATGAATAACGACAGTTTTGCCTAAAGTGTTGTTGCAGATATTAATTACTTCACTGGTAACCATGTTCGCATAACAATCAGATGCAGCCGAGTCACGGGGCTCCGCTGTTTCATGTGGTAAATCGTTCGCCGTGCCCGGCTGATCTTGGTCGTTCGCCACTATAGGCGATGTTCTCTCTTCTTCTAACATAAGTTTCTCCTAATGAAATTCATTGAATTCGTCGTCTACAACGGCAAGCTTGCCGGTAAAAGAATCGTGGTTAATACCAACGCCATCACTCACATTGAAGAGAATGATGATTTACATGTTGATGTTTACATCTCTACAAGATCTGAGCCGTTTACCGTTAATGGATCGGTTGTTGATGTGGTTAAACTAATCAATAATTGATAAGCGTCCTCACATGATTTACATGATGCTGGTGCTGCTAGCTTGCTACCATCTGTCATTACATACCAAAAACCGCTTGGTCTCGGCACGGGCACTCCATTTGGAACTATTGCCACAATTTGGCTTGGATCGCCAATCCATAATATGTACTCAAACGGCCCCGTCTTAGTGCCGTCTGCTTCGTGCAACATCGTTGTGTCCTTAATTGCCACCCAACGCGAAAGCGGCGAACAATACGCTGAACCCGAGCCGCCGTCCTCCGTTTCAGGTGTAGGAACCGTTTTCGCGGCGTCCGGGTTAGCTTGGTCGTTCTGTGCCACCTTAGGTACATTACTTCCATCCTCCATGCAGTCTGCCCACATATTTGGCTTAAGTGTAAACCCATCCCAACCTATCGGGCGTTTATACCCTGTCTCTGTTTTTACTAC